TCTAACTGTTACCGATCCTCTCGTATTCGTTGGTAACGACAACAATGCAACCGACGCAGTTGACATCGGTCTGTTCGGTATGTATGATACCAGCGGTTCGCTAGACCTTTACTCAGGTATCTTCCGTGATGCTTCAGACGGTAAGTGGAGACTCTTCAAGGACTCACAAGCTGCTCCAACAACAACTGTTAACACAGCGGCAACTGGTTATACCATTGCTACTCTTGTTGCTAACCTCGAAGGCGGAACTATTGCTTCGCTTGCTTCGGCAATCACTGTTCCAAACGGTGGTACTGGTGCGGCAACGTTTACTGCTAACGGCGTTATGTTCGGTAACGGCACTTCTGCACTCGGTGTTACGGCTGCTGGAACTGCAGGCCAAGTTCTTCTATCCGGTGGTTCAGGTGCTGCTCCTTCGTTCGGTAATATCGACGGTGGAACATACTAATAAATAGATGAGAATGGGGTGGGATTGTCCCACCCCAACTCTGTGGAGATACATAATGGATCAAACTAAGTTTATCAATTCGTATATTAATAATCTGGCCGAACAACTTAAAACAATTACTCTTGATAATATCATGGTAAAGACCCAGTTAAATTTAGCAAACGAGACGATGGCTGAATTGACAGCCAAGGTACAGGAATTAGAAGAGGCATTAAATCTTGCAACTGCTACACCTGTAAAGAAAGCCGCTAAGTCCGACTGGGAAGAATCGAACTTTACAAAAGACGGATAGGATTGATGAATGGCAACAGTAGTTCAAATCAAAAGAAATGAAACCGGGGGCGCGGCCCCAACTGGTGCCGATCTGGCAATAGGCGAACTTGCGGTAAATTTAACAGACAAGAAAATTTTCTCGAAAAAAACTGATGGTACTGTTGTTACTCTCGGTGGAGTTGAAGTTAATGATGGTGGAGCGAACACGGGAGTGGCAACAATTTCATTCGCGGACACCGTTTTCGGCGATTTCGCTGTTGATACCACAACCACTCCAGGTGTCGCGGTCGTTCGCCTAAATCAAAACGCAGATTTAGATTACGGGTTAATTACCGATAATGTTTTTGCGTATAACTCAATTGATTACGGGAGTATCTGATGGCTGCACGAGTTAAACTGAGAAGAGGTACTTCAACTCAACACAATACCTTTACTGGTGCAGAAGCAGAAATCACCGTAGACACTACAAACAATTCTATAAGAGTGCATGACGGATCAACTGCTGGTGGACATGAGTTGTTAAAAACTACTCTAGCAAACATAAAAGACGGTGCCATTCTTGATGGTGGAACATATACTACCTAAAAAGGGTGGACTAGGAGATACAAATGGCAACGATTTTACAACTTAGAAGAGGGACTACTACCCAGCATAATACCTTCACAGGTGCTGTTGGTGAAGTCACGGTCGACACAACAAAAGATACAGTAGTTGTTCATGATGGTACTACCGCAGGTGGTAAACCTCTGGCAACAGAAGCATTTGTTACTTCAGCAATTCAGACTAAAGATAACAGCGACGAGATTACAGAAGGTGCTACAAATCTGTATTTCACTGATACTAGAGCAAGAGCGGCAGTATCGGTAACAGATTCCGGTGGTGATGGTTCACTTGCATATAATAGCACAACGGGTGCAATTACTTACACTGGTCCAAGCGCAACAGATGTTCGCGCCCACTTTAGTGCAAGCACTGGTATTTCTATTACCTCGGGTGCAATTTCAAGCACAATCACACAATACACCGATACTCTTGCAAGAGGTTCTGTATCGGTAACAGATAGTGGTGGTGATGGTTCATTAGCATACAATTCCACTACGGGTGTAATAACTTATACGGGGCCATCTGCTACCGATGTTCGCGCCCACTTTAGCGCCGGAACCGGTGTTACTATCACTGATGGTGCTATCGCAACAACAATCACACAGTATACAGATGCTCTTGCGCGTGGTGCTGTATCTGTAACAGATAGTGGTGGTGATGGATCACTAGCATATAACAGCACAACTGGTGTGATCACATATACTGGTCCAAGTGCGTCAGATGTTCGCGCTCACTTCAGCGCTGGAACTGGTGTTACTATCACTGACGGTGCAGTTGCTATTGGCCAGGCAGTTGGAACTGGATCTAACGTTACATTCAATGATTTAACTGTTAGTGGTAATCTAACTGTTTCCGGAACTACGACCACAGTAAACACCGAAACAATCAATCTTGCTGATAACATCATTACTTTAAATAGTAATGAAGCGGGAACTCCATCACAAAATGCTGGTATTGAAGTCGAACGTGGTACTTCCACTAACGTTGCTCTTCAATGGAATGAAACTTCCGATGTTTGGGAATTTACAGTAGACGGAACTAACTACATTCCAGTTGTTGGTACCACATCAACCCAGACTCTAACTAACAAGACTCTAACAAGTCCAACACTAACGACACCAGCATTAGGCACTCCTGCTTCTGGTGTAATGACCAATGTAACGGGCACAGCATCTGGATTAACTGCGGGTAATGTAACAACTAACGCAAACTTAACGGGGCATATCACATCGGTAGGCAACGCAGCGGTACTAGGATCATTCACTTCTGCTCAACTACTAGCAGCCTTAACTGATGAAACGGGTAGTGGTGCTGCTGTTTTTGCCACAAGTCCAACACTTGTTACACCGACTCTTGGCGTGGCGACTGCTACATCTGTCAACAAGGTTGCGATTACTGCACCAGCAACTAGTTCCACGTTAACAATCGCTGATGGTAAAACATTAACAGCGTCAAACACGTTAACATTTACTGGTACGGATTCTTCATCAGTTGCTTTCGGTGCTGGTGGTACAGTTCTCTATTCGGGTGGTGCGCTTGGCACTCCATCTTCTGGTACATTAACAAATGCTACTGGTCTACCAGTTAGCGGTATTACTGCTTCCACTTCCACTGCATTAGGTGTTGGTAGTATTGAATTAGGACACGCTACTGATACTACTTTAACACGTTCATCTGCGGGTGTTCTTGCTGTTGAGGGTGTGGTTGTTCCAACTATATCTTCTACCAATACCTTAACAAATAAAACAATCAGTGGCGCATCAAATACTCTTTCAAATATTGCTAACTCATCGCTGACTAATAGTGCAATCACTCTTGCGGGCACATCTGTAGCTCTAGGTGGTTCATTCACCGCAACGAATATGCTTGATGCAATTAAAACAGTAGATGGTGCAGGTTCAGGACTTGATGCTGATCTTCTTGATGGAAACTCAAGCGCATATTTCCGTATCAATATCTATGACGCCGCAGGGACACTATTAAACTAATGTCGACCGTTGTCCAACTTAAAAGAAGTGAAACCACTGGCGCCATACCAGGTGCTAATGATATTTCAGTCGGTGAACTTGCTGTAAATTTAGCCGATGGCGTATTGTATTCAAAGAAGACGGACGGTAGTATTATCGAAGTTGGTGGGTATAATCCGGACTTTTTCACTATTCCAGAAACCATCGATCTGGGGGATATTACTGGCACAAGTCCTCCAGTTTACGATATGGGTTCATTATAAATAGTCCTAAAGAGGACACCGTATGGCAATTTCATCAAGACAAGGGTTAATAGATTACTGTCTCCGTAGACTCGGTTTTCCGGTGATCGAAATTAACGTCGATGACGATCAAATAGAAGATCGTATCGATGACGCATTGCAGTATTTCCAAGAGTTTCATTTTGATGGCGTTGAGAGAGTTTATCTTCAACACCAGGTTACGGGTGCAACACTTAAATTTACTGGACTGTCGGCCCCATCATTCACAGTCGGTGAGTTGTTGGTCGGCGCAACATCTGGCGCAAGCTGCAACGTTGTTTCTATCAACGGCACAACTTTAACTGTTAGTGATGTATCGGGCACATTTGTTGCAAGTGAAACAGTCACGGGCGAAACCTCTGGCTTTAGTAGAACACTAGCTTCCACAACTTTTTATACTCCTGGTGATATTGAGAATGGATATGTATCTATTCCTGATGCCGTTATTGGCGTTATCAGAGTATTGCCAGTAAACGGTCCAAGCTCTGGTATGAATAACGCAAACAATATGTTTGATGTTATGTATCAATTCCGCATGAATGACATGTATAATCTTCTGTCGGCAGACATGATTTACTACACCCAAATGCAACAATATTTGTCAATGCTTGATATGCTACTAGTTGGTGATAGATCATTTGCATATAATCGTAAGACAGATAAGCTAGAAATTCATTGTAATTGGAGAGATGTATTCCAACCAGGCGATTTCATTATTGTTGAATGCTACCGCATTGTCGATCCAAATACATACACTCAGGTGTATGATGATAGATTCCTGAAAGAATATGCTACCGCTTTAATTAAAAAGCAGTGGGGAATCAATATGAAAAAATTTGGTGGTATGCAATTACCAGGTGGCATCGTCATGAACGGTCAGCAAGTCTATGATGAAGCAGTTGAAGAACTTCGGATGATACAACAAGACATGCAGCTAAGTTCGGAACTTCCCGTCGATTTTATGGTAGGATAAAAAATGGCAACAACTAGAAAAATTTTCACGGCAAACATGGGTGGTACTGTTGCCACCAATTATATTGGTCGCAGGGGAGAGATATTTTATGATGATACTACAGGGGAACTTCGCAGATCAGATGGTGTATCTCCAGGCGGCATTTCAATTTTAACTCCATCCAATACCGATCGCTCTCAAGGATGTTTTCACAAGAAAGCAAACATAACAGCCAATGCTTCTAATACTGTGTATGCATTTGACTGGTATACAGATACTACTGCACATTTAACTGATGATGTAACTGTCACATCTGCCCAACCATCTAGAGTTGTGCTTTCCAACGATGGTACTTATAAAGTATTTTTAGAAATGCAAGTAAAAAGCACTGGTAATGCCGAGCGTGATGTTTTTCTTTGGTTAGCAAAGAATGGCGATGACATTGCTGAAACTGCCGTTAAGATTCAAATCAGAGGTGGTGGGTTGGTAAACCCAGTATATCAACTACTTGCTAAACAATGGATTATTGACGATATTGAGGCCGACGATTATATTGAATTGCGCTTTGCTCTAAGCGATCATGAAAGAATTAGTCTCGAATACACCGCCGCACAAACTACACCTTATGTGAGACCTGCAGTTGCAAGTGCAGTCTTTACGATAACATCGGTATAATTTATCGTGCCTACCAACTTCTACTTTCAATCAGGAAATACGTCGGGAACCACAAACGAACAGCGTTTGTTGGAGGACCTGGTTATCGAAAGCATGAAGATTTATGGACATGATGTTTACTATCTTCCTAGAACTATAGGTAACAAAGACGAAATTCTATATGAAGATGCCCTATCATATTTTACCCAAGCATACCCATTGGAAATGTATCTTGAAAATACAGAAGGTTTTGAGGGAGAAGGTGAGCTACTAACAAAGTTTGGCTTCGAGTTCAGGTCTACCGCAACGTTTGTTGTTGCTAGACGCCGCTGGGAAGAATCTGTGGGTAGAAATGCAGAAAATTTGCAGTTGCCAGAGCGTCCAGCGGAAGGTGATTTACTGTTCTTTCCCAAGACAAAGACGTTCTTTCAAATCAACTACGTAGATTTTCTAAATCCTTTCTACCAGTTAGGAAAGATTTACACTTACAGAATGTCATGCCAGGTATTCGAATTTAGCTCCGAGACCATTGATACTGGGATCGAAGAAATTGATAGTATTACCGATGGTAAAACACAAGACAATCTTGGGTGGCAACTTATCATGGAGTCCGGTGATTATGTTCTATCAAATACCGGAGACTCGATTATCTTACAAGAGAGCGGCACAGCAAACGTTGACCCTCTAGACCAGACAAACGAATTTGAAGCACAAGCAGCCGGCTTTGTAGACTTTACCGCCTTCAACCCATTCGGCGAAGTTCAAGTAAGGACAGCGGCATAATGTTTTTGAAGCAGCATTTTTATCATCAACATATTCGTAAAGCTATCATTGCTTTTGGAACGATATTCAATCAACTAACCGTAGAGCGTAAAAACTCTGCGGGTGAAATAGCTCAGTCTATTCGCGTTCCCCTTGCATACGGACCTAAAGATAAGTTTCTGGCAAGAGTTGCTGCGGTACCTGGAAACGATCCGGCGTCGGTTGCAATCACATTGCCTAGAATTGGGTTCGAGATTACAGGCCTTCAATATAATCCACAACAGAAATTGAATATTCTTACCAAGAATATAGCAGTGGGTGTGGGCGACGATGCAGATAAAGTAAGAGTGCAGTATACTAGCACACCATATACTTTATCGATATCTCTTTTTATTGTGACAAAAAATCAAGATGATGGTCTTCAAATCATCGAACAGATTTTACCGTTCTTCAATCCAGATTTTTGTGTGTCCATAACTGATATTCCAGAAATGGGAATCAAAAGAGATTTACAAATTATACTAGAGAATGTCTCATACGAAGACAATTACGAAGGTGAGTTTACACAAAGACAATCTATTGTGTGGAATCTAACCTTTAATCTTGGTATAAACTTCTACGGTCCAGTTGATATGCAAGGTTATATTAAAACTGCGATTGCTAATACGTATGCGGCCATTAATCCGAGTGTGGATACGTTGGAAAAAATTAAGTATCAAGTAACCTATACGCCTAATGATGCATCCTATCTAGACGATTGGAATTATGTGGAGCAATTTGATGAAGCCTACGAATAATCAATACGATAAATTAGATGCCATTTTTGGCACACATATGGATGAAGTTCTGAGTTCGAAAGAAGAAAAACTACCAGTAGTGGTTGAAGAACCTCTGGTACCTCAAATTATATCCACTGGCGATGATATCGAAGATGACTATCTAGTCGCAAGAAAAAAACTAAACGATTTGATTGGTACCAGTCAACAGGCACTCGAAGGTATGTTGAATGTCGCTCTAGCTAGTGATAGTCCTCGTGCATATGAAGTAGTAGGTCAGTTGATTAAGACCACAGGTGATGCAGCCAAAGACCTTCTTGATTTGCAAGCAAAGAAAAAGAAGTTGCGAGAAGAAGAACCAAAGAAACAGAATATTGATACACAAAACAATATCATCTTTTCTGGTTCCACATCTGATTTACTTAAGGCATTGAAAGCCGAGAAAGCCAAAGTGATAGAACATGAGTGAGGAATCCTCGTATCACGGTAATATTAACTTAAAGCCGATTGGTCATAAGCATAACTTTACATTCGAACAGCTGGCAGAAATTGAAAAGTGCCAGGAAGATCCTATTTACTTTATTGAAAATTATTGTATGATTGTCACACTGGATTATGGTCTTCAGTTATTTAAGTTGTATGATTGCCAGAAAGAAAAAGTAAAACATATTCTAGATAATCGTAAAGCGATTCTCATGGAAGGTCGCCAGCAGGGTAAGACTATCACTTCTGCGGCATGTATTCTTTGGTATACTCTCTTTCAAGACAGCAAGACCGTGGCTATCATGGCCAATAAGACGGCCGCTGCTCGTGAAGTTATGGCTCGTTATCAGGGTATGTATGAACACTTGCCTCTATGGATGCAACAGGGCGTCAAGACATGGAACAAGGGTGACGTAGAGCTAGAAAACGGCTCTAAGATTTTCACCGCTGCTACAACGGCATCTGGTATTCGTGGTAAGTCTGTTAACTGGCTATACATCGATGAGGCCGCCATCATTCCAAACACCGTCGCAGAACAATTCTTTGCTTCTGTTTATCCTACGATTTCTGCTGGTCAGACAACTAAGATTCTTCTGACTTCTACTCCCCTCGGTTACAATCACTTCTGGAAATTCTGGAACGAGGCTGAAAAAGGAAACAACGGCTTTGTGCCTATGTTTATTCCTTACCACAGAATTCCTGGTAGAGATGAAGCCTGGGCAGAAGAGCAACTACGCTTGCTTGGAGAACTAAAGTTTAACCAAGAAGTTCTTTGCGAGTTTCTTGGTTCGAGTAACACTCTCGTTTCAGCCAAGACTTTGGGTGCAATGAGTTCGATTGATCCTATTCACGCAAAAGATGGACTGGATATTTTTGAAGAACCTATCGACGGCCATATCTACGCAATGGGTGTAGATACGGCGCGAGGTGTAGGCGGAGACTATTCTGCTTTCACAGTTTTGGATGTTACAGAAGCACCATACAAATTGGTGGCTAAGTATCGTGATAATAAAATTGCACCGATGTTGTTTCCTAACATCGTAGCTAAAGTAGGTACCGACTACAACAAGGCATATATTCTTGTTGAAATTAATGATATCGGCCAGCAAGTGGCCGATATTCTACATATGGAGTTAGAGTATGATAATATTCTGACTACTGTAAAGACTGCTTTGAAACAATATCTATCACCTGGTTTTGGTACAAAGACTCAGCGCGGTGTTAGAATGACCAAACAAGTAAAGAGACAGGGTTGTTTTGCTCTAAAATCTCTACTTGAAGAACAAAAATTATTAGTATTTGATGCTGAAACCATTTCTGAGTTCTCTACTTTCATCGAAAAGCAGGGAAGTTGGATGGCAGATGAAGGTTACTTTGATGATCTTGTAATGAGTCTGGTTCTATTAGCTTGGATGACAAGTAATCCATACTTCAAAGACATGACAAATGTTGATATCAGAGAAAGAATGTATAAGGACCAGATGGATCAAATTGAAGAGGACATGACCCCGTTTGGAGCAATAAATAATGGATTTCAAGAAGACTATTTCGTATCAAATGGTGATCTTTGGAAAGTATCCGAGGACGAAGAACCTCGGCGCGAAGGTTGGCTACTGTAACTTTTACATTTTTATAAATAAAAACATAAAACATAAAACGACAAGTTAATATTGTCAAGTTTACAACGAGGAGAAGAATATGGCTTTTCAATTATCGCCAGGTGTCCTAGTAGCAGAAAAGGATCTAACAAACGTTATTCCAGCCGTATCGACTTCGGCAGGCGCGTTTGCTGGTTACTTCAACTGGGGTCCTGTAGGAGAAATTTTTACCGTGGGTTCAGAAAATGAACTTCGCAAGTATTTTGGTCTACCACTAGACCCTACCGACTGGTTCACTGCTGCCAACTTCTTGGCATATGGCAACAACCTGCAGCTTGTTCGTGCTGTGGGCACAGCCGCAGAGAATGCTACCTCTGAAGGCAGCGGCGTTTTCATTCCCAATCAAGACGTTTATGAAGCCGTTTATGCAAACGGTGGCACCCCGAATGGTGATGTAGCTGCTAAATACCCTGGTCTTTATGGCAATAGCCTTGAAGTTCAATATGCGGACGCCACTTCATTCACTGGCTGGGAATATGCTTCATTCTTTGATGGTGCCCCTGGCACAAGTGCCCAGGCCGCTGCGGTTGGCTGTTCGAATGACGAACTACACATTGTAGTTGTCGATACACTTGGTCGTTTTTCTGGCGCAACCAATACAGTAGTTGAAAGATTTGCATTTGCTTCTAAGCAGGTTGGTAACAAACTGGCTGACGGTACAAACAACTACTACAAGGAAGTTCTTAACCAACAATCACAATATATCTGGTGGATGAATCACCCATCGGGTAGAAACTGGGGTGCTACTTCTGCAACCGCATTTGATGGTACAGAACAAGACGGTCAAACCGCTGGCCAAGACGCGCTAGTTTTGGACTTACGTGGTGGTAATGTTGCTACGCCCTCAACTGGTGATCTGCAAGACGCTTACAGCCTGTTTGCAAACAAAGAAATTGTTGATATTTCACTTGTCCTAACCGGTGGTCACGCAGCCGCAGTAGTAACTCACGTTATCGATAACGTAGCGTTAGCTCGTTTAGATTGCGTTGTATTCCTATCACCACCCCTTGCCGCTGTATACAACAACGCTGGCAGTGAAGCTGCGGATGTAGTTGAATATCGTCAAGATGATATTAACCGTAATACTTCATACGCCGTCATGGATTCTGGCTGGAAGCGCCAGTATGACCGCTATAATGATGAATACATCAATGTTCCTCTGAATGCTGATACTGCTGGTCTATGCGCCCGCACAGATCAGACAAACGATGCCTGGTGGTCACCTGCTGGCTTCAATCGCGGTCAACTCAAGAATATTGTTAAGTTAGTTTGGTCACCAAATCAAACAGAACGCGACACACTTTACAAGAATGGTGTTAACCCAGTAGCTACCTTCCCAGGTGAAGGCACTCTACTTTACGGTGATAAGACTCTTCTTGCTAAGCCAAGCGCATTCGACCGTATCAATGTTCGCCGTCTATTCATTGTTCTTGAAAAGGCTATCGCAACTGCGGCCAAGTATCAACTCTTTGAGTTCAACGATGTCTTTAGTCGCGCACAGTTTCGTTCGATGGTTGAACCATTCCTACGTGACGTTCGCGGCCGTCGTGGTATCTTTGACTTCCGCGTTGTTTGCGATGAAACAAACAACACTGGCGAAGTTATCGACCGCAATGAATTTGTTGCTGATATCTACATCAAGCCAGCACGTTCGATTAACTTCATCTATCTGAACTTTGTTGCGGTTCGTACCTCAGTATCGTTCACAGAAGTTGGCGCCTAATAACCCGACTAAATAGAAATAGGAGATTTATAAATGGATATTTCAAAATTTAAAGGGTTACTAGGGGCTGGCGGTGCTAGACCAAACCAGTTCCGTGTTATTCTAACATTCCCAGGCTACGTTTCTTCGGTACCGGATACAGAATACTCGTTACTAGTTACTGGTGCAGCACTTCCTGCGTCAACAGTAAACCCAACAATCATTCAATACCGCGGCCGCGAAGTTAAGTTGGCAGGTGAGCGTATCTTTGATCCGTTCACAATCACAGTTGTCAACGACACTGCTATGTCGCTTCGTCGCCCATTCGAAGAGTGGATGAATGGTATGAATGATCTAGAAGCCAACACTGGTATTCTAAATCCAATTGACTATCAAGTTGATATGTCAGTAGAACATCTAGATCGTAATGACGATCCACTTATGACGTATGTTCTTTATAATGCTTTCCCGATTAACATGTCGGAAATTGGTTTACAGTATGGTCAGAATGACGTAATTGAAGAGTTCACCGTAACCTTTAACTACTCACATTATCTGACTGCATAATTCCATCCAACTAGGATAATTTAATGCAGATATTTGGTTATAAAATTGAAAAGTCTACGGCGTCACAAACTGAGAAATCGTTTGTGGCGCCAACGGACGATGGTGGTGTAGAAACTATCAGAGCCGGTGGCTACTATGGCACATACATCGATATCGATGGCACCGCAAATAATGAAATAGAATTAATTCGTAAGTATCGTGAAATTTCTATGATGGCAGATATCGATACTGCTATTGATGATATCGTAAACGATTCAATTGCAAATCTTGACGATGAAGTTCCAGTAAAAATTGATCTTGACGAAGTAGAATTGTCAAAGAATATTAAAAAAATGGTGCAAGATGAATTTCAACTGCTACTTAACATGTTGGACTTCAATCTAAGAGCGCAAGATTACTTTAGACATTGGTACATTGACGGAAGATTGTTCTTCCATAAAGTTGTTGATACTGCAAATCTAAAGAAGGGTCTAGCAGACATTCGCTATATTGACCCAAGAAAAATTAAGAAGATGAGAGAGATCCTAAAAGAAAAGGATACAAAAACAGGCGTAGAGTTCATTAAAGAGATTAAAGAATATTTTATATACAATGAACGCGGCCTAGTTCCAAACAAAACTTTTACGCCAGCTGCCTCAATCTCTGCTACCGCCGGTGCCACCATGCGCATCGAAAAAGATTCTATCTGCTTTGTTCCTTCTGGCTTGAAGGACATGGACAGAAATATGCCGCTTTCTTATTTGCATAAGGCTATTCGCCCAGCAAATCAGTTGCGTATGATGGAAAATGCCGCAGTCATCTATCGTATCACGAGAGCGCCAGAGCGCCGTGTATTCTACGTTGATGTTGGCAATCTTCCAAAGATTAAAGCCGAACAGTATCTCAAGGGTATCATGAACCAGTATCGTAACAAGGTTGTTTACGATTCTCAGACTGGCGAAATCCGTGATGATAAAAAGTTTATGTCAATGCTTGAAGATTTCTGGTTGCCTCGCCGCGAAGGTGGCAGAGGAACACAGATTGAAACTCTACCAGGTGGTCAGGGTTTAGGCGAAATGGGAGACATCGAATACTTTCAGCGCAAACTATATCAAGCGTTGAACGTTCCGATGTCAAGACTTGAACAGCAAACTGGCCTTAACTTTGGTCGTGCTGCTGAAATCAATAGAGACGAATGGAAGTTTACAAAGTTTATTTCTAAACTGCGCCGTCGTTTCACACTTCTATTTGATGATCTACTAAAGACCCAACTTATTCTCAAAGGTATCATTACCGAAGCCGATTGGGAAAAGATGAGATATGATATCAAGTATGTTTTTGCAACCGATGCTTTCTATACAGAATCCAAAGAACAACAAATTCTACAGTCTAGAGTTGAAATTCTTCAAGGTGTTGCACCGTTTATCGGCACAATGTATAGTAGAGAGTATGTTCAAGATAAAATTCTTAAATTGTCGGACGACGAAATTGGTGAGATTAAGAAGCAAAATGATGCAAGTCCTCCTGAAGTTTCGCCGCCCGATTTTTCTTCACTAGAGGGTGAACCGCCAGCAGCGGATCAACAGCAAAACCAAGGACAAGATGATGGACAACAGTAACATTAGTGACTTAATAAATAACATTGAAAGCGGCACCTTTGCAGATGCCGAACAAGTTTTTAATGATATTATGGACCTTAAAGCAGGCGAACAATTAGATCAAATGCGACAAGATATGGCAGCTGGAATTTATAACGATACGCCAGAAGATAATGATGTCGAAGATTTCGATCACTACGAAGTAACCGACGAAAATGACCATGGCGATTTAGAAGAAATAGAGGACACCGATGAAGACCTATAAACAACTTCAAGAGCGCATCAACATGGCGAAAGCCAAGATGGGTGATGTTATCAAAGACTTCAAGGACTCCGATGCTCCTCAATTCAAGGGTAAGAGCGACGAGAAGCGCCGTCAGATGGCTATTGCTGCCAAGTTGTCGAACGAAGAAGTCGAAACAATCGATGAAATCTCTTCCGATATGGCGAATCGTTACCTAAAAGGAAAGCACGAAAGAGATTATAATACTAGTGCAGATGGTAAATCCAGCTCGTTAAAGAAACCACAGTCTTTTGCCAAGATGAACAAAGACATGATGGGTTCTATGCGTGCGCTCAAAACAATTGAGAGGGCTAAGAAAGCCAACGAAGAAGTAGAACAGACTGACGAAGAACTAAAGGGCGATCAGCATAAGATTGACGCCAATAAGAATGGTAAAGTTGACGGACACGATTTTAAACTTCTTCGCGGTAAGAAGAAATAATTAAAGGGAATAGTAAATGGCGACTAAAGCAATTCTAAAACTAACACAAGTTCATGGCGTGGTGAAAGTGCGCGGGACTGGGTCTGCCACTATTGCCCTTGCTACCGACCTAAAGAAGACATCTGAAACACAGTCTTCACCTAAAGTAAACATTCGTACCATTCATTGGGGAATGTCAGATGGAGATACCGCTACGGTTACTAGAGACAGTGAAGTTCTATATTATCTTTCTGGTACAGGCAAGATGGAATTCTTGGGCTGGTCAGACAACGAAGAAAATGGCTCAGATATTGTAGTTGACTTTTCTTCTGGCTCAGGTGCAGTAGTCCTAGAACTTGCTAAGGTTTCCGGTTATGGTCCACAACAACATCAAGATCAAGGAGACCTAGGCTAATGAAACTTATTACCGAAGTCAACGAACAAGTTCGTTATATCACAGAAGAAAAAGAAGGTAAAAAGACTCTCTATATCGAGGGTGTTTTCCTGCAGTCCAACATTAAAAATCGTAACGGCCGTATGTACCCAGGAGACATCATGGGTAAAGAAATCAATCGTTACATGAAGGAAGCAGTTGAGAACAATAGAGCCTTTGGTGAATTGGGACATCCAGATGGTCCATCAATCAATCTAGATAGAGTATCGCATATCATTACAGAACTTCGCCAAGATGGTGATAACTGGATTGGTAAAGCGAAACTAACAGAAACACCAATGGGCAATATCGCTCGTGGTCTAATTGAGTCTGGCGGTCAACTTGGCGTTTCGTCAAGAGGCCTCGGTACTTTGAAGGAAAACAGAGACGGCGTTCAAGTTGTGCAAGATGATTTTCATCTAGCAACAGCGGCTGATATCGTAGCTGACCCTTCAGCACCAGATGCCTTTGTTCGTGGTATCATGGAAAATAAAGAATGGCTAGTTGTGAATGGTGTTTGGACCGAACAGCATTGCGATATGTCTAAGAAGTATATTAAGAAAGCAAGTAAGAAACAACTTGAAGAAGCAAAGATCCAAATCTTTGAACGTTTCTTGCGTCATCTTTCTTCAAAGTAATATTTTTATAAATAGAATATAAAAATCCATTTAGGAGACGCAAATGAGTGTAGAAAACAAAATCAGAGAGTTGCTAACTAAGAAGCAACTATCCGAGGAAGTTCTAGATGAGAAGGTTGCAGGTGATGCAACTAACCCTAAACAGGGTTCTTCCGAAGACGCACCTGCTGCTGGCAAACTAGGCGCTGCCGGTGGTAAGGATACATCCATCCCAGCTAAGGTTGCAGGCGATCAAACTCAACCTCGCCAAGGCGATTCACAAGATGCTACTATTTCCAGTGAGCGTGATGAAGAAACTGATAATCCAGGTGCTAAGGAAGCTGCTCCAGTTTCCAGCAATCAGGCTACACTTTCTCAGGGCGGCGCCGGTGCAGCACCTAACTTCACGACCCATAGTGACCCAACTTCGGTTGTAAACATGGCATCGTCAAGAGGTAATGTTCATCAAGAAGAAACAGAGGAAGATGGCGAAATGATCGAAGAAGATTTCACTACTGATCTCGCTACTCTCTTTGATGGTAACGAAGACCTATCAGAAGAATTCCGTGGCAAAGCATCGTCGCTCTTTGAAGCAATGGTAACTGCCCGTGTATCCAATCAAGTTCAGCAAATCGAAGAAAGTCTAATCTCTGAAGCGGCTGAATTGATGGAAGAGTTCAAGGCCGACTTGACCGAGAAGGTCGATTCTTATCTTGGTTATGTAATTGAAAAGTGGGTTGAAGACAACGCACTTGCTGTTGAAAATGGTCTTCGCACCGACATCGCGGAATCATTCATCAACAGCATGAAGAACCTGTTCGCAGAACATTACATTGATGTTCCCGAAGAGAAATATGATGTGCTTGGTGAAATGCAAGCCCAACTAGAAGAAGTATCTGCTAAGTTGGACGAACAAATTTCTGCAAATGTAGAACTGCACAATAACAATGTAGCTCTTTTGAAGCAAGGCGTTTTCGCCGTTGTTTCTGAGGACCTTGCAAAGACCGATGCTGAAAAGTTTAAGTCGTTGGTAGCTGATGTAGAATTCGAGAACGCAGACATCTTTGAAGAAAAGCTAAACGTCATCAAGGAAAATTATTTCCCTGCTTCTAAGTCAACTACTATCGTGGAAGACAAACTAGAAGATGAAGGCGTGGAAGTCTTAGACGAATCGACAGTCAGTAAGTATGTCCAAGCACTGGATAAGATTGCTGCTCAAAAGTAATTTTTTATAAATAAAAGATATTGACACACAAGGAGAAAACTAAATGTTTCTTTCAGAACAACTACAGAAGAAGTGGGAACCTGTTCTAAATCACGGCGGTCTCGGCGAGATTAAGGACAACTACCGTCGCGCAGTTACAGCCGTCGTTCTTGAAAACCAAGAAAAGGCCCTACGCGAAGAAAAGTCTGCACTTTTCGAAGACGCTCCAGCAAATAACATTGCTGGTTCGGGTGCAGCAAACATCGACCGTTATGACCCAATTCTCATCTCGCTCGTTCGTCGCGCTCTTCCTAACCTAATGGCTTATGACGTAGCTGGCGTTCAGCCGATGACTGGCCCAACTGGCTTGATCTTCGCTATGAAGTCAAACTACAGCACACAAGACGGCACAGAAGCTCTCTTCAACGAAGCCGATACAGACTTCTCTGGTACTGGTACTCACGCTGGTTCGAACCCAGTTGACGGTAGCTACACCACAGGTACTGGCTTGGCTACTTCTGCGGCAGAACGTCTAGGCGCTGGCGGCGAAGGTGACGGCGATTTCGGCGAAATGGCATTCAGCATCGAAAAGACAACTGTTACTGCTAAGACACGCGCTCTAAAGGCAGAATACACAGTTGAACTGGCACAGGATCTTAAGGCTATTCACGGTCTTGATGCTGAATCAGAACTTTCGAACATTCTTTCGCAAGAAATTCTGAACGAAATCAACCGTGAAGTTGTTCGCACAATCTACAAGGTTGCTAAGACCGGTGCTGCTTCAACAGCAACAGCTGGTACTTTCGACCTTGACGTTGACTCGAACGGTCGTTGGAGCGTTGAGCGTTTCAAGGGTCTTCTGTTCAACATCGAACGTGACGCTAACGTAATCGCACAAGATACCCGTCGTGGTAAGGGTAACTTCATCATCTGTTCGTCAGATGTTGCGGCTGCTCTAGCTATGGCTGGTGTTCTTGACACTGGTCGCGCCCTACAAGGTTCGCCAACTCTTGAGTCGGACGACACAGGTAACACCTTTGTTGGTACAATCGGTGGTAAGAAGGTTTACATCGACCCTTACTCAGCTAACACAGGCGCTGCTAGCCAGTTCTACGTTGTTGGTTATAAGGGCGCTACAGCATATGATGCTGGTCTCTTCTATTGCCCATACGTTCCACTACAAATGGTTCGTGCTATCGACCCTAACAGCTTCCAGCCAAAGATTGGCTTCAAGACACGTTACGGCATGATTGCTAACCCATACGTAACACAGTCGAACGGCACAACTGACGGTGATACATTCACTGCCAACCGTAACCAATACTATCGTCGCGTTAAGGTTACTAACCTTATGTAATCGATACCTTCCCATTAGAGGAAGGGTTGCAAAAAACTGGGGGGAGCAGAAATGCTCTCCCCTTTTTCGTTATAAATAATAGACGGAGAAAGATATGTCAAGACGAATTTTAGATACACCGGATACTTTAAATTATCTGAGGCCAAATGGTTTTCAGTTTAATATTGACACGCTTCCTAATGTATCTTTCTTTTGTCAGTCTGCTATGATTCCTGCATTATCAATCGGTAATGCATATGTTGCCAATCCATTGGTAGACTTCACTGTTCCTGGTACCAATCTTACGTATGATGAATTGACCATAAAGTTTATCGTTCAAGAAAACTTCCAAAACTATATTGAGTTACACGATTGGCTAATTGGTCTAGGCTTTCCAGAAGAGCGTAACCAGTATAAAGAATTCAAACAAGCCAGGGGCGGAACTGAAAAAGGATTTAGTAGCTCTGGTGATTATTCTGATGGTACATTAATCGTTCTAGATTCCGATCTAAATAAAGCCATGGAAATTAAATTCATTGATTGTTATCCAACAAGTTTACAGGGACTGGAATTTGATATCAGTGATGGTAATGTCCAGTATCTAACAGCACAGGTCACTTTTAAATATACGATGTATAAGTTTATTCAATAACTATTGAGGTTATATTATGAAATTATCAGAAGTCCAAGAAATGTGGACAGGCGATTCTAAAATAGATGAGCTAAATCTAGGTAGAGAATCCACTAAAACGCCAGAATTACATGCAAAGTATTTGAATATTCTTTCAAATACTAAACTGCAACTGCGAAAAGCAGAAGCAGATTACTATCGTCTACGGCGCGATAAAGGTAAATACTTTCGCGGTGAAATGACCCTAGATGAACTACAAGATAAGGGTTGGAACCAGTATCAAGGCCTAAAGCCATTGAAGCATGATATGGAAGATCGTATCAATTGCGATGAGGATATCATTCGTGCTATGGATAAAGTAGAATATGTTAAAGCCCTGCTCTATCAGTTGGAGCAAATTATACGCTCACTAAATAGTAGAACATGGGACATTAAGAATGCCATTGAGTGGACTAAATTTACAAACGGATTGATGTGAGTGATCTAAAAGTTTCCAAGAAAAATGAGGTGCACCTAAAGGTCGATTGTGACCCAGGTATTGCACAAGAAATAAATGATTACTTCACTTTTGAAGTCCCGGGCGCACGTTTCATGCCAACGTATCGCGCCAAACTATGGGACGGTAAAGCCAGACTGTTTAATATCTGGACAAAAGAACTTTATGTTGGCCTTCTGCCATACCTCAGAGAGTTTGCCGAGCGTCTAGACTACAGCGTAGACGTTGACATGGAGCGTATCGGTGATCCAGTTACTATGGAGGATGTGCAGAAGTTCGCGGAATCTTTGAACTTACATAGCCAAGATAAGCCAATTGAGACAAGAGACTACCAGTTAGAAGCCGTTAAATACGCTATACGTATCGGTCGCACATTGCTACTATCGCCTACCGCATCTGGTAAGTCTCTAATCATCTATCTACTAATGAGATACCATCAACAGTTCGGTCGCAAACAACTTATCATTGTTCCCACCACTTCACTGGTAGAACAAATGTATAAAGACTTTCAAGACTATGCATCACACACCGAGTGGTACGTATCTCAGAACTGCGCCAAGATTTACGCTGGCCATGAAAAGTCAAACGAAGCCTCTATTGTTATCTCCACTTGGCAGTCTATCTACAAGTTACCTAAAAAATTCTTTGATGAATTTGATGTAATCTATGGCGATGAAGCCCACTTGTTTAAAGCAAAGTCATTGACATCAATCTTTGATAAGTGCGTCAACACAAAGTATCGTATCGGTACCACCGGCACATTAGATGGAATGAAGACTCATAAACTTATTCTTGAGGGTCTGTTCGGTAAGGTAAAGAAAGTCATCTCTACTAAGGAACTGATGGACCAAGGCTCAGTAGCCGATCTTGACATTCACTGTATTCTTCTGGACTACACAGACGAGGAAAAGAAGGCTCTAAAGACCTACACATATCAAGAAGAAATGGACTGGCTGGTTACACACCCCAAGCGCAACAACGTGATTAAAAACCTTGCTACCACTCAAAAGGGTAATACACTTGTTCTATTTCAGTTTGTTGAAAAGCATGGCCAAGTTTTGTATGACCTAATCAACAATAAGGTTGGAGATACTCGCCAAGTTTTCTTTGTCCATGGTGGAACGGATACGCAACAGCGAGAAGCCATTAGAGATATCACAGAAAAAGAAAAAGATGCCATTATCATAGCGTCCTATGGCACGTTTTCAACGGGTATAAATATAAGAAATCTACACAACGTCATCTTTGCATCACCTTCCAAATCGCGTATCCGAAATTTACAATCGATTGGTAGAGGACTACGAAAGGGTACCGACAAGACAATGTGCAGACTATTTGATATCGGTGATGACCTAACATGGAAGAGCCGAAAGAACTATACCCTTTCCCATATGGTGGAAAGAATTAAGATATATAATGAAGAAGGTTTCAACTACAAATTAGTGAGAATAAAGCTATGAGTGAAGTGACCGTCCTAAGATTAAAAAATGGCGAAACACTAATAGCAAGTGTTCGCCTAGCAGACCCTAATAATTATTGGTTAGACGATCCTATTGCCGTCATTGCGGTTCAAGTCAACCATGACGGAATAAACGGAGAAACTTTTCTCTTGAAGCCATGGATTGGAATTTCACCAGATAAAAGTTTTCTTTTAAGTGCCAAAGAGATACTTACCTCTTGCTCTTTAAAAGAAAATCTGCTACAACAGTATCTCTCCTACACGGGGAATTACCCCGAACCGGTAGAAGACATTGAAGACTTTGATGAGATGGAAATGCTTCAAGCAAGAATACTAAGAAGCAAAGGATTACTTAATTGAAGTTATTCTTGAAGAGCTACACTCTTCTTATACACCAAGAATCACTAGTTGTAAATACTTTTTTCAATAAAAATGTTGCCATATGCAAAAAAATGTAGTATAACAGATTATATCATGATGGAGGCCCTATGGTCAAGAATAGAAAAAATAATGTTCACTATGTAGACAATGCTTTGTTTCTAGAAAAGATTACAGAGTATAGAGAAAAGGTTTTGGCTGCTAAAGCTGAACCGGACTATGATCGTAGTAAGAAGCCTCGTGTGCCCAATTATCTAGGCGAATGCTTCCTCAAGATTGCTAATCACTTGGCATATAAATCTAACTTCATCAATTATACCTATCGTGAGGAAATGATCCTTGATGGAATTGAAAACTGTATTACTTACATCGATAACTTCGATCCTGCTAAGTCTAAGAACCCCTTTGCATACTTCACACAGATTACGTATTATGCCTTCTTACGCCGTATTGCGAAAGAGAAGAAGCAACAGGCTGCAAAGTACCGATACATCCGCAATCTAGATGTTCATGATTTGATTACCCAAGACCATGACGGTGGTGATTATGGCAACGAGTTCATTGACTATCTTAAAAAGACGATTGACCTGGTAGAAGACTTTGATAAGCCAGCGGAGGTCAGTAATATTCCTAAGCGCCGACCAAAATATCTGGATAAACAAAAAACTATTGACTCTGGACTAGATTTAGAGTAAGATGAGAACATCACTCTAATTGAAAGGTACATTTATGATTGATTCTCCAAAAACTAATAATGCTGTCAAGTTTGTTTCTGATAACTGGTTCTCCCTGTTGATTCTGGGCGTTGTTTCTACTGCTTTGATTTCTGTTGGCAATAGCATTGCAGGTCATCGCGAAGAAGTGCAGACTATTTCGGTTCAGAATGCCGGGTGCATCTACCTCGAATCTTCTAAACTCGGTGAAGGTCAGCACTACATGATTTGTAACGGTCAAATTGCATTGAAGCGCCTTCAAGAAGGTGAAGAGCTTGATGCGGAACAGGCGCTAGAGAAAGCTATTCCTGATGTCGCAAATGCTGCAACTCCCACGTCGGGGGCAGATAAAAAATAAGGTGTAATATGACTAAGGAACTAATTGTTCCTGCAATCGTCCAGCAGATGGTCGATACTATGCAGGACAAGGCAACGCCGTCTAATATCAGACATAACTATATGGTGACGGTAGAAAATATTCGTGACTACTGCGATAAGGCATTATCACAATATGCAAAAGAGAAGCGTAAATGAAAGTAACTGATCCTACTACCGTTCATGTGATGATTGACTTGGAAACTCTTTCGACAAGAGCCAACGCGACCATTCTTTCTATTGGTGCTACCAAGTTCACTATCGGTGAAGGCATTATCGATAAGTTCTACTGTAACATCGATGCCAAATCTTGTAAGGCCGCGGGTCTTCACGTTGACAAGTCTACTATTGATTGGTGGATGCAGCAAAGTGCGGCGGCTAGAGATGCTCTTCTGGTCGACCAACTGCAACTCGTGGACGCACTACAAAATTTCACTGACTGGATTGGTAGAGACAAGGTAATGCCGTGGGGTAATGGTGCATCGTTTGACATCTCTATTCTGGAGTCTGGATATGCAGCGGTCGGTATGCCATACCCTTGGCGCTTTAGTAACATCATGTGTTATCGCACTGTGATGAACCTTATGGGGCTTAGCAATGCTAAGATTCGTGCCGCTGAAAATGATACGCATCACCATGCACTTGATGATGCTATCAGCCAGACCAATACTCTACTTGGAATTCTAAAGTCATGAAGATTGCGCTAATTACTGACACTCACTTTGGTGCTAGGTCGGATTCTATTCCCTTCGATAACTTCTTTGCGAAGTTCTACACGGAAACATTCTTTCCTCATATGGAACGAGAAGGTATCAAGACTATCATTCACTTGGGTGATGTCTTTGATCGGCGCAAGTTTATAAATTATAATACGTTGAAGAAGTGCCGTGAGTATTTCTTTGACAAGACCAGTGATTTGGGCATCGATGTTCATATGATTGCTGGAAACCACGATACTTTCTTCAAGAATACTAACGATGTAAACTCACTGGACCTTCTGCTCCGTGAGTATGAAAACATTATTACATATTCGGAAGCAGAAGAAATTAGATTAGACGGAAAAAATCTACTACTTGTTCCATGGATTTGTTCTGGTAATTATTCAGAAACTATGGAGGTAGTAAAGAAAAGTAATGCACAAGCAGTATTTGGACACTTTGAATTTTCAGGTTTTGAAATGTACCGTGGGCATAAAAATGATCACGGAATGGATACTGTGGACTTTGATAGATTTCCTCTCGTTTGTAGTGGTCATTTCCACCATCGTAGTCGCACTGGTAATATTCTTTATCTTGGTAATACCTATGAGTTTACTTGGTCTGATTATAATGATAAGAGAGGGTATCACTTATATGATACGGAAACAAATGAGGTAGAATTCTTTGAGAACCCATTTCAAATCTTCCATAAAATCTATTATGACGATACTAATGGTGACCCCTCTGCTATCGACCTTCTACCTATGGTCGGATCTTGTGTTCGTTTGGTAGTTGTGAAGAAAACTGACTTCTATAAGTTTGACCGCTTCGTTGATAAGCTATATGATTTAAATCTAATCGAACTTAAAATCATCGAAGACTTTTCTGAATTTGAAACAGAAGCGACGGATGATGAAGAGTTAAATGTAGAAGATACTATGTCGGTTCTCTCAGATTTTGTTGACACCATTCAAACCGATTTGGAAAAGAACCGTATTAAGTCTATTCTACAGACACTCTATGTTGAGGCACAGAACGTTACCGTATGATTATTTTTAACACTATTCGTTGGAAGAACTTTCTTTCTACTGGCAATCAGTTTACTGAAATTAAACTAGACCGTTCACCCAGTACCCTCATAGTCGGTGAGAATGGCGGCGGCAAGTCCACGATGCTTGATGCATTGTGCTTCTCTCTTTTCGGTAAGCCGTTTCGCAACATCAACAAGCCGCAGTTGGTAAACTCCATTAACAAGAAGCAACTTCTGGTTGAGGTAGAATTCCACAGTGGTAGTAAATTGTATAAGATTGTTCGTGGTATCAAGCCCGGTCTTTTTGAAATCTATGTTGATGGCGAACTGTTGAATCAAGATGCGGCCGCTAGAGATTATCAAAAGTATCTTGAGGAATCCATTCTCAAGTTGAACTACAAGTCTTTTACCCAGATTGTCATTCTAGGTTCGGCGTCATTCACCCCGTTCATGCAGTTGCCCTCTGGAACCCGTAGAGAAATCATCGAAGACCTGCTGGACATTCAAATTTTTACCACAATGAATGTGGTGTTGCGTGACAAGATGAATGCTCTTAAAGATCAATTACAGGATGCCGACGGTAAGCTGGAAGTCTTGAAACAAAAGGCTTCGATACAGAAAGAATATGTTGACACCCTAGAAGCGAACCGAGAGAAGAGAGTCGATGAAATATTGGAGCGTATTCAGACCGGCGAAGAAAAGATATCAAGTCTTACAAGCCTCGCTAACGATTTGGAAGGGCAAAAACTTTCTGTTGAAGAAACCCAACAAAGTCTCGGAGACCTTGCAGACAAGCAAAAGAAACTCGACTCCTTTAAAACCAAATTTTCCACCCAACTCCGCGATCTCCAAAAGGAGGTGGCATTCTACGAGGAAACAGATGAGTGTCCGACATGTCGGCAAGGCATTGCTCACGATCATAAAGAAACCATCGTATCATCCAGACAAGAGAAAATGCAAGAACTATCTTCGGGAATGGAGAAACTCCAGGAAGAATTTACAAAACTTGAAGAACTTATCGCGGAAAATGCGGTTCTTTCCGAACAAATTTCTGGGCTGAATGCTTCGATTATAACTCATCATAATGAAATGATTGTTCAACAGAGATTAATCCAAGCACTCAATCTGGAACTGAATGATATTTCATCTAAAACTGGTGATATAGATACTGAAAAGAATAAGCTAAAGACTTATGCTAAAGAAGTTCTGGTTCAGAACGAAGAAAAGGCCAAGTTGAATGAAGAAAAGCATTACATGGATGCTGTCTCCACTCTCCTCAAGGACACTGGTATTAAGACTAAGATTATTCGGCAGTATCTTCCAGTTATCAATAAGTTGGTGAATAAATATCTACAAGCAATGGACTTCTTTGTGCAGTTTAATCTTGATGAGAAGTTTGATGAAACGATTAAGTCTCGCCATCGTGACGATTTCAGTTACGCATCCTTCTCTGAAGGCGAAAAGCAACGCATCGACCTGGCTCTTCTCTTTACGTGGCGAACAATCGCTAAGATGAAGAACAGTGTAGCTACCAATCTTCTAATCCTGGACGAAGTATTTGATAGTTCACTAGACAACAATGGGACAGATTATATTATGTCTCTACTTGATACATTGGGTGAAGATACTAATGTATTTGTTATCAGTCATAAGGGCGACCAACTGTTTGATAAGTTCCGCAGTCTAATTAAGTTTGAAAAGAAAAATAACTATAGTGAAATGGTGGTATAATGGAATTAATTAAGTTTACTGATCCGCAGCTTCGCAAAGAGCCGTCTGCATTTGACTTTGATGCTGGTGACGCAAACGATCTGGTTGATAAGCTATGGACAAAATCTCGTGACCTTCGAGGTCTAGGACTGTCTGCAAATCAGGTGGGAATCGATGCTAAAGTTTTTGTAATGGGTTCAGATGATGATAATCGCAAGAATATTTTTAACCCCAAGATTGTTTCATGGTCACCCGAAACTAATCTTGCTAAAGAAGGCTGTCTAAGTTATCCAGGTCTATGGCTTTCTATCAAACGCCCAGCCGCAATCACTGCCTCATATCAGAACGTAGAAGGTGAATATATAGTAGAAGAGTTCACGGGATTACCCGCCAGAATTTTTCAGCATGAATATGATCATATGCTTGGGTTGAATTTCTCTGACCATGCTTCTGAAATGAAAATGAAGATGGCTATGAAGTCACTAGAAAAACGAGCAAAAAGGTATATTAGAAAATATGTCCAAAACAACCTTTGAATTTACAGTTGACTAATTATTTTTATGACTATGCGATTGGTTCAACTTACTTTACCAGAAAATTTCACCGATAATGTTTTAGCATTGCGTGGCATAACCAAGTCTGTTAAACGAAGTAATAAAGGTGGATGGCACAGTGAACGTTGTAATAGAAAAACTTATTCCTGGGCAGAATCAGTTATAGATAATGTTCAAGCTGTAGCGGGTGTTACTGGAGATATAACTTGCTGGTATAATATCAATACTGGTAGCGATTATAATGAGTGGCACCATCACGATAGGGGTGCCACAGATGAGATGTGTGGAGTTCTTTATCTCCAAGTTCCAGAAAATGCTGGTCATTTTGAGTATGAGATTAAAAAAGAAATCTTTCAGATTAAACCATATGCTGGGTTGTTATTATTATTTCCTGATGATTTGATGCATCGGGTTTTACCGAACGAAGGTGATGGCGAAAGAGTCTCCATGGCTTTTAATTTTTGGAAAATGTTGAAATGAATATATTTTATCCCCACGAAAGGTATACTAGAAAATATGTCCAACACAACCTATGATTTCGGATTTACATTCGAAGACCCAACCGAAACTGTGGTTCACGTTCGAGAACCATATAATCCTAACGACGATATAGGTGCCAGCGATCTTAAAGATGAGATTATGGCCAAACTATATGACCTAGAAGCTAGACTTCTTAATGTAGACCAGTCAACACTTATCTCAGAACATAAGCGACTGGTCGAAATGGAAGTTTCTGAAAAGTTGAAGCAGGTAGAAGACTTAATTTTACCTTTAATGTATAACCTGATGAAAAATCCTGAAAAGGAATACATCCACTGGCCGAATAGGACACCCATAATTGATAACCAAATTGAAAAGATCACCGCAATCACAAGATTCTATGAACGAGTTTGATGGTCCTTCTAAGGCTAGATACTTTGCGCAACCTGTAGCTACTGTCGTAAATCTATATCTGTGCGGCGAAATTAAAGCCGCCGAAGAATATGTAGAATGGTTCCAGTTATTTCGAGCGGCTGGCGAGACAGATACTATCTACATTCGTATCAACAGTGAAGGTGGCGACCTGTTTGCCGCTCTCCAGATAGTAAGAGCAATTCAAGAATCAAATGCTACTATCGTTTGTTCGGTAGAAGGCATCTGTATGTCGGCTGCAACTCTTATCTTCCTTAGTGCGGATCGCTTTGAACTATCTGACCATACCATGTTCATGTTCCACAACTATTCAAGTGGCACCATTGGTAAGGGCGGCGAAATGTATGACCAAATCACACACTTCCGTGCATGGTCTGAGAAGTTGTTTGCTTCTTTCTATAAAGACTTCCTGACGCCAGAAGAAATTAAGTCTATGCTTGATAACAAGGACATCTGGCTTGATGCGGAAGAAGTTGCCAAGCGTTTGAAGAACCGTATCGAAGCAGACGCGGAAGAAGAGGCTCCAAAGCCCAAGAAAACTCGAAAGAAAGCCCCGCCTGTATAAATACTACTTGACATTCACTCACGAATCGAGTAGTATATAAATATGATTGGTTTTAAAGAGTTTATAAGTGAGTCGCAAGACAGTGCCGGATTAACTATCTGGGATATTGACGAGACATTGTTCCGTACCAAAGCCCGTGTCCATATCGTCAAAGGCGGTAAGATAATCAAGACACTGGGTAACAAGCAATACAATACATATAATTTACAGCCGGGTGAATCCTTTGACTTTAGCGAGTTTAGGGACGCCCGGCATTTTCGTGACACCAGCGAACCTATCGCTAAAGCGATTCGCAAATTGATTGCAATGCATAAAAATATTAAGGCCCGTGGCAGTAAGATGATTGTCATTACCGCTCGGTCAGATTTTGATGACCGTGATATTTTTCTAGATACCTTTCGTCAACAAGGTATCGATATTGATGATATACATGTTCACCGTGCTGGCAATCTAGGCGCTATGCCGTCTGCTCCAGCCAAGAAAATCTTTATTAAACAATACCTTGATACTGGTAAATTTACTCGCGCTCGTCTCTTTGATGATGCTGTTTCCAATCTCCAGATGTTCAAAGATTTGGCAGATGAATATCCCAACATTAAGTTTGAGCCATTTTTGGCTCATGCCGATGGGTCAATGACACGTTTTTAACTTGACATTACCATCGATTCGTGTATACTAATAATATAAGGAGAATGATTATGTTTAAGTCTGTTATTTCTAGTATTATTGCGGTCAGTGTTCTTGCTACTCCTGTGGTAGCAGAAGCCAAGGGTCGTGGTGAACACCGCACTGAACGCCACGAGCGCAAGCGCGGCAATCATATTAATACCGGCGAAGCTATTGCTATCGGTCTAGGCGCATTTATTCTTGGTGCTGCTATTAAAAACAACAATAGCCGCGACGAGGAAGTTGAGCGCGAAGTTTATGACCGCGAGTATGAATATCACTATCGCAACCGTGATGCATATTATCGCCGCGACCGTAACTGCCGTACCACAGAAGTTACTGAATATGACTACTACGGCAATCGATATATTCGCCGTGAGCGCCGTTGTTTCTAAAAGAATCGCTTGACATTTGGTCGCGAATCGACTATAGTAAATTATATGATTGATTGATGAGGTTTTGTGATGTCCCAGTTTGCTGAAAAGTCGATTCTCGCCAAGTTGTTGGCGACAGAAAATATCCATGTAGAACACCAGAAGACAAGTACCGCTTACTTCAATCTGGAGACCCGCACGGTCGTGCTGCCGATCTTCAAAGAGACTTCGGCTGACCTTTATGACCTGCTAATCGGCCATGAAGTCGGTCACGCTCTTGAAACGCCTGCTGACGGCTGGCACTCCAGCATCTCTGAGAAGGGTGTGGGCTTCAAGTCTTTCCTCAACATCATTGAAGATGCTCGTATCGAACGCAAGATGAAGAACCGTTACCCCGGTCTTCGTCGGTCGTTCTACAATGGTTACCAAGAACTCTTCGAAAAGAATTTCTTCGGTGTCGAAGGTATGGATGTCAATAAGCTAAAGTTCATTGACCGCATCAACCTTCACGCCAAGGTCGGTTCGTTTTTGAACGTCAAGTTCTCGGACGAAGAACAAGCGATTGTCAATCGTCTTGACAGCCTCGACACCTGGGAAGATGTGGTAGCGCTGGCTAGCGAACTCTATGAACGTGCCGAAAATTCAACCGAGGAACTTGACTTCGAACAATTCATGAACGCCCTTGGTGATATCATGGAAGATGGTGACGGTGAATTCGATCCGAGTGCAGACTACGTTGAAGTTCCTAATTCGGACAACTCAGATGACAAGGAAAAGCCACAGACGCCTTCCTCTACGGGTCAGAAATCAGAAGACGAAACAGAAGAACCTAAGTCTTCATCGTCCGATGATACCGAAGAAAAGTCAGAAGAAAAGTCAGAAGAGAAAGAAGACGGTTCGTCTGGTGACAGTGAGTCCGATGATACAGAAGAAAGCCCTGAGCCGACTTCGTTCACCGATGAGAACTTTCGTCGGAATGAAGACAGCCTGCTTGATGCAAACGCCCGTGAGACGTTTTATGCCAAGCTCCCTATTCTGAACCCGGCTGATTTTATTGTCGGTATTAACACCGTCGAAAAGATGTTGAAGTTCTCTGTTGGTGGCGCCGCATACCGAGCAGGCAAGACTGCCGAACAAGTCAAGATGGAACTCTACAAGGAGTTTCTTGCCAAGAACAGCAAGTACCTTAGTTCAATGGCACAGGACTTTGAACGTAAGAAAAAAGCCAAGTCGCTTATGCGCGCCCAGACTTCCAAGACTGGCCGCATCAACATGGACAAAGTGTGGGCTTACAAGATTACAGAAGACCTGTTCTTACAGAACACGGTTGTTCCTAACGGTCAGAACCACGGCATGCTTCTGTACCTTGATATGTCGGGCAGCATGTCTTCCAACATGTCTGGTACCATGGAGCAGCTGGTTCTACTGGCTTCGTTCTGCCAGAAAGTTCGCATTCCGTTTGAAGTTTACGGTTTCATTACGAACTCTAGCGCACCACAAACGTATTTCGATACAGTGCGCAGCCGTAATAACTTGTCTGACCCTAACAACCTGATGATTTCTGACCCCAGTTTCCGTATGCTCCAGTTGGTGGCTACCGGCGTTTCTGGTGGTAAGTTCAAGACCCAGATGGCAAATATTCTTGCTCTTGGCCAGTCTTATAATCGTAGCTATCATGACCTTTATCTAGACGGTACCGCTGCCAATTCTTTTGGTCTTGGCAGCACTCCGCTAGAAGAAGCCATTCTGCTTGGCCGTTACATCGCCGAAGATTTCAAGAACCGCAATCGCGTTGAAGTTCTTTCGTCGGTATTCTTGACCGATGGTGAAGGTGATTGCAACTTCGAAACTGTTGGTCATAATCATAATGATTATCACCGTAAGAACCTAGCTATTGTTGACTCTAAGACTCGTCGCACCTTTTCGCAGCAATATGACGGTGTTAGCTACCGCAGCCGGTCTTACTGTAAGGCTCTTCTTGAACTGTATCGTGAAACCACTGGTTCGCGGATGATTAACTTTTACCTGATGGGTTCTTATGACCTCAAGTATTTCTTGGCTCGTTCGCTCGTCCCTGGCACAGTCAGTGATGCGACCCGCAAGGCTTTCAAGAAGGAAGGTGCGGCACTTCTCAAGGACAGCAACGGCTTTGATGACCAGTTTCTGATTAAAGCTGGCAGTAGTCTGCAAATTTCAGAAGACACTCTGACTGTGGACTCCAACGATAAGAAAGAACTGACCAAGGCGTTCAAGGCGTTTCAGGATAAGAAATCTATTGGTCGTGTAATTCTTACAAAAATGGTTGAGGCTGTGGCGTAAAAAACACTTGACATTTGGTCGCGAATCGACTATAGTAAATAATGTGATTGATGATGTTTGTTTGTGAAAAGGTGATTTTATTATGATTAGTACCCGTGAAGACCTGCTTGCCGCCCTTCGTGCCGCTGATACGAATGGTGGTATTTTCCGCAAGAAAGATGTTTTTGCCGTCGCCCACCCCATGGGTATTGAGAAGTTGAACTGGCTCCTGTCAAAGGACAATGTGGTTTCTCGTGGCGTTTACGATTTGTCTGCTGCAATGGTTGGCGTGACTGCCAAGCCTGCACCCGTGATGCCTCAGCCAGTTGCTGAGATTATCTCGAAGCCCGTTGCTAAGACGGTGATGCAGCCTAAGCTAGAGGTAATCATTGACAATCTGGTTCCCCGTCTTGATGCGACCTACGTTCCGTTTGGCTTTTACACCGACCTGATTAAGGTTCTCAAGGCAGAAGCCTTCTATCCCACGTTCATCTCTGGCCTGTCTGGTAACGGTAAGACCACAATGATTGAACAGGCTTGCGCCAAGTTGAAGCGCGAATGTCTCCGCGTCAACATCTCGGTAGAAACCGATGAAGACGACCTGATTGGTGGCAACACCCTTGTCGATGGTAACGTAGTGTACCGCGAAGGTCCTGTTCTGACTGCCATGAAGCGTGGGGCAATTCTTATTCTTGATGAAATCGACCGCGGTTCGAACAAGTTGATGTGCATCCAGGCCATTCTTGAAGGCAAGCCATACTTCAATAAGAAGACTGGCGAGACTGTCTTCCCCGCCAAGGGCTTCAACGTGGTTGCAACTGCTAACACCAAGGGTCGTGGTTCCGATGACGGCAAGTTCATCTCGGCTCAGATTCTTGATGATGCCTTCCTTGAGCGTTTCGCCATCACAGTCGAACAAGAATACCCATCGGCTAAGGTCGAAAAGAAGATTGTCATGAACAAGATGGAAAAGGCTGGCGCGATTGATGAAGAATTCGCCGACAACCTTGTTACTTGGGCTGAAATCATCCGTAAGACTTTTTACGATGGTGGCATTGACGACCTGATTTCGACTCGCCGTCTGGAACACATTGTCAATGCCTTCGCCATGTTCAAGTCTCGCCAGAAGGCAGTCGAACTCTGCGTTAACCGCTTTGATGCTGATACCAAGTCAGCATTCCTCGACCTCTACACCAAGGTTGATGCCAAGATTGATACTGGCCCTACCGATAACGTCAATGAAGACGCATTTTTTGAAGAAACACCTTTCTAAGGAGATAGTATGACAATTAAATATAAGTATAACGAAGGTGACCTGCTTCGGCAGGTTACCGAGTATGTGAATGCCACTTATGGGCAGCACTATTCGCAGAACAAGTACCAAGCTACCGAGTTTATCATTGATGGTGGACATGGTGTAGGCTTCACGGTTGGAAACATCATGAAGTATGCCCAGCGATACGGTCATAAGGGAACTCCCGAAGACTGGCGCAAGGACCTCATGAAGGTCATTCACTATGCCATCATTGCATTGCATGTTCATGATAAGGCACAACAGCCTAGTCTAGCAGGACTTTACGAGGATGTCAACCTAAAACCTGCTCTTGCTACAGCCTTGTCTACTACAACTTTGTCTGCTCATCCAAATGGTTATGATACTATTACGCTAAACCTTAACGATACTATTGTTCCAGACTGGAATAATTACAACATGGGCACCAGTTCTCTCTTGACAAACGACACAATTTCTGTTATAACAAATACTGGTAATAAGACCAACAAGAAAAAAGGTTAATATATTATGAAAATTTCTAATGAAACACTTTCACTTCTAAAGAACTACGCTGGTATCAATACCAATATTCTGTTTCGGCAGGGTAATGTGATTGGTACCGTAAGTCCTGGGAAGAACATCTTTTCACGTGCCACGGTTACTGAAACCTTTCCGCGTGAAATTGCCGTCTATGATCTGAACAGCCTTCTGGCACTTCTGACCCTTATGGAAGATCAGGACGTAGATTTTGGCGAGACTAGCATCAAGGTTAGTAAGGACGGCTCGAAGTTTGAATACTTCTATTCCGATCCTGGCACCGTGACCGCTGCTCCCGACAAAAACCTTGAGATTGAACCTGTGTGGTCGTTCGATCTTTCTGCGGATGCAATCAGCATGATTCTCCGCGCCGCATCAATCACCTCGGCACCAATCATCAGCATTGTATCGGATGGCGCCCAGGTTCAACTCAAGGTTGGCGACCCCACTAATTCATCGGCAAACTCCTACACTAAGACTATCAGCACCGACCCCGCTCCTGTGTTTGATTGCCGAGTGAAGACCGAGAACCTCAAAGTCCTCTCTGATAACTACACTGTCACGCTTGGTAAGAAGCGCGCCATGGAGTTTAAGAGCAAGGGTCGCGAACTCGTTTATTACATTGCAATGGACCCTGCGTCCTCTATTTAAGGAGAAATAATATGACTAAGTTTGAATTCACATTTAATGCCCGCATTCCTTATGATGCAGAAGAAGACCCTCGTGATGTAACCATTGCGTTTACCACCAGTGACCTTGATGAAGTTGTTCGCCAGTTTAACAAGCTCCTCATTCTTAATGACTTTGATGCGCAGGTAGCTGTGGTATAATGGCAGAGAAGTTTAAATTTAAGCGGGAGTGGGACGATGAAGCCAGCGATCAGGAACTACCTGAGATTGTTCCTGCAGTAGTCTTCAAGACCCGTGTCCGCGATGACTCGATTGAAGGTCCTAACCCATTCCGTTGGGAAGATAAGACAACCTATGATTACTTCGCTGGTAAACGTGTAGTTCTGTTCTCTCTTCCTGGTGCCTTTACTCCAACATGTTCGACCTACCAGTTACCTGGTTTCGAAAAGAACTTTGCTGAGTTTAAGGCACTTGGTATCAAGGACATCTACTGTGTATCTGTCAATGATTCCTTTGTCATGAATTGCTGGGCGAAAGATCAGAAGATCAAGAAGGTTAAGATGATTCCTGATGGTTCTGGTAAGTTCACTCGTAAGATGAGAATGAATGTCCAGAAGGACAATCTTGGCTTTGGTGAACGTTCATGGCGATATGCTGTTGTGGTGAATAACGGTCAGATTGAGAAGTGGTTCATTGAAGGTGATGTAGTTGAGGACAACTGCGCGGATGATCCTTATGGTGTAACTTCACCCGAAAATATTCTTGACTGGTTGCGCAACAACTGATATAGTGAATACTGGTCACTAAGCCAGAGTCCGTGGATGCCCTTACACATCGCGACGGACATTTTATTTTATTATGGAGAATCATTATGCGTGAAGACTTCCTCTGGGTTGAGAAGTATCGTCCTCGTAAGCTGGACGATTGTATCCTTCCCGATGAACAACTGAATACCTTTCGCCAGTTTGTGGCAACTGGTGAGATTCCCAATATGCTCCTGTGTGGCTCGGCTGGTGTAGGTAAGACTACTATCGCCCGAGCCATTTGTGAAGAATTGGGTTGTGATTATATCGTTATTAACGGTTCAGAAGAATCTGGTATTGATGTTCTCCGTACCAAGATTCGTGAGTTTGCATCCTCTGTCTCGTTTAGCGGCAAGACTAAGGTTGTTATTCTAGACGAAGCCGATTACCTGAATCCAAATTCCACTCAGCCAGCCCTTCGTGCCTTCATTGAAGAGTTTGCCAACAACTGCCGCTTCATCTTTACCTGTAACTTCAAGAACCGTATCATTGCACCTCTGCATAGTCGAACTGCGGTGATTGAATTCAAGCTGACTAAGGCCGATAGACCAAAGATGGCTGGACGTTTTATGAAACGTCTTGGTGATATTCTTGAAGCCGAGAGTGTGCAGTATGATGACAAGGTTGTTGCCGAAGTCCTCAAGAAGCACTTCCCTGATTATCGCCGTGTTCTTAATGAACTACAGCGTTACAGTGTAAGTGGTACTATCGATGCTGGTATCTTGGCCAATGTCCAAGAAATCAATATGAAAGAACTGGTTGATGCCCTTCGTGGTAAGGACTTCAAGAAAGTCCGTCAGTGGGTTGTAGATAATATCGACAACGATGCTGGCATCATTTTCCGTAAGATTTATGATACCCTTCTTGATGATGTTAAGTATCCTGCGGCTCTTATCGTTCTGCTGGCCGACTATCAATACAAGTCTGCTTTCGCCACCAACCAAGAAATCAATCTCGTAGCCTGTCTGGTTGAGATTATGGCTGGAGTGGAGTGGAAGTAATGGACGGTATTCTAGAGGGCCTTGGTGATCCAAAGGTAGAATACAAGCCAGAAGATTATGTGGAGAAAAAAGCCAAGATTTCTCCCTTTGATTTCATCAACGATATTAACCACAAGAAGACTAATCTCATAGTAGATGAGTGGTCAGAGAAGCAATACAACCCTTGGATCATCAATCGTGGACTGAGTTTCAGTGCTGATACTGTCATTCCAGCCAACGAGATGAACTGCCGCCCACACCTTGATAAAGCTCTGCAAAATACTTTTCTTATAAATACAATTAGGTCTAGAAAGCGTTTTGATAAATGGATCAAAATTGAAGACGATGCCGAAGTTGAGATGATCAAGGAGTATTATGGCTATAGTAATGAAAAAGCTAGTCAAGCTCTTACAATTCTCTCCGAAGAACAAAAGAAAACAATAAAAGAGAAATTGTATAAAGGTGGTAGAAAATGAGCGAAGATTTTTTTGATATTAACTATCCTGGGTATGCTCCCTTGGAAGTTAAGTTGGAGAATCCAGACGACTTTCTAAAGGTTCGTGAAACTCTTTCACGTATTGGGGTAGCGTCTCGTAAGGATAAGATTCTTTATCAGTCATGCCATATCCTTCATAAGCAGGGTAGGTATTTCATTGTCCACTTTAAGGAACTCTTTGCCTTAGATGGTAAAGATGCGGACTTTAGCGATAATGACTTGCAACGTAGAAATACTGTTGCGCATTTACTTTCGGACTGGGGTTTGATTACCATTCTCAATCCAGAAATTCATGAGGACAAGGCACCTCTAAATCAAATCAAAGTAATTGCTTACAAAGAAAAGAACGAGTGGGAACTTATTCAAAAGTATAACATCGGTCGCAAAAAGTAGTTGACTTTCTTCTAAAAGTATAGTATAAATAAAGTGTGTCATGCTTCGGATGGCACACTTTTTTAAACTCGCTTAATAGGAGCAAAAATATGAAATTTGATACAACAATGATCCCACAGATGGATCGTTATTTCGTTGGCGCAGACCGTGTTATGAAGAGGCTGGCAGATATTGCCGACCAATCATCCCAGATGATGCCAATTAAATATCCCCCATACAATATCAAGAAGGTCGATGAAGACCGCTACGTTATTGAACTAGCCGTTGCTGGTTTCGGTAAGTCCGAGATTGATATTGAATTGCAAGAAGGTCTGTTGAGTATTCGTGGTAAAATCGATGCCACTGACAATACTGAATACCTTTACAAAGGTATTGCCGAGCGAGGATTTAAACGTGAATTCACTCTTGCCGACAATGTTGAAGTAAAAAGTTCTACTCTGGTAAATGGTATGCTAAAGATTTGGCTTGAAGCATTTATTCCAGAAGAAAAGAAAGCCAAGAAGATCGACATTACCGATGAGGATAATGAATATCCATCACAAGCTGCCGAATTCTTGGCAGAAGGTAAAACTAAGTAATAATTTAAGAAGGTGAATGCTATGTCCAATATTAAATGTATAAAGCTAATCAGCGGTGAGGAAATCATTGCTGACATTGATGAAAGTGCTGAGGGTCTTGTAATCCTACAAAAGCCTCTGTTGATTATGATGGTACCTAACCAGAACAATCAGTTTGGTATTGGACTAGCACCCTTCTGCCCGTATGCCCAGACCGGAGATATTCCTATTCGTGCTGGTGCAGTTGTTTCTATTTTCGAACCAGATACTGGAATGAAGAACGAATATAATACTCGTTTCGGTAGTGGTATCGTTATTCCAGAAAGTAAGATTATCATATGAAATTATTTACCGCATTTCTAGCCGCAGCCCTGATTGCCACTCCAGCTCTGGCAGTAGAGCATTCATGGAAGGTAACAAGAGTTATGGACGGCGACACAATCGAAGTCGAAGCACCATGGGTGCCAGCTCCAATTCCACCCGTAATTAAAATCCGAGTATTGGGTGTTGATACACCTGAAAAGGGTGGACGTGCCCAGTGTCCTAAGGAAGCTGCTGGTGGAGAAGCAGCAACAAACTTTACTAAGTCTGTGATTAAACCTGGTCAGATTATTCAGGTTGATCTAAAAGAATGGGACAAGTTTGGCGGCCGTGTTCTTGGTTATGTCAAGTATAATGGCAAGGACCTATCAACAGAACTAATCAAGGCTGGTCTTGCCCGCGCCTATATGGGCGAAAAGAAAGCATCATGGTGTAACTAAAACCTCTTTACTTTTGTTATGTTTTATAGTATAGTAGTATTTGAATTGAAAAGAGGGTTACATGAAGTTTTATACCAGCGCACACCAATATGGCTCCAAGATTCTCGTTCGAGGTGTTCATAATGGTGTGCGCTTCAATCGTAGGGAAGACTTCTCTCCTGTTCTCTATGTGAAGAGCAAAGAAGAAGGTGTCCATAAGTCTCTGTATGGCGACAATCTTCAGCCAGTTGAGTTTCAAAGTAATAATGACGCCAAAGAGTTTATTCAAACCTATGGTGAAGTAGATAACTTTCCTATCTATGGTCAGACAAACTTTGGCTACCAGTATATCACGCATAAGTTTCCTGGTGAAATTCAATGGGATATGAATGCTCTAAAGATTCAGACAATCGATATCGAAACGAGAGCCGAGTTTGGCTTTCCAGATATCAATAATCCGATTGAAGAGATACTTCTCATCACTGTCAAGGACCTAGTCTCTCGCCAGATTATTACCTTTGGTTGCGGTGAATTTGATGATGTAAACTCAGAAGAAATTGCAGCCCTTCGTGCCACTGGCAACAAGTTTCTGTATGTCAAGTGTGATAATGAACGTGACCTGCTAGAAACTTATGTCCGTTTTCATTCTGATAATCATCCAGATATCATCACTGGTTGGAACGTTGAACTTTTCGATATTGCATACTTGATTGCCCGTGTAGAGCGGCTGTTCAATGATGAAAATGCCACTAAGAAGAAGTTTTCTCCTTGGGGTCTAGTGCAGCGCAAGAACATGAACGTCATGGGTCGCGAAATGTTTACCTATGAAATGAAGGGTATTGCCGTTCTAGATTATCTGGACCTCTTTAAGAAGTTCACGTATTCTAACCAAGAGTCCTACAAGCTAGACCATATTGCTTCTGTAGAACTTGGTAAGAACAAGCTGGAAAATCCCTATGAAAGTTTCCGTGAGTTTTACACTAAAGACTGGCAGAAGTTTGTTGAATACAACGTTCGAGACGTTGAAATTGTGGACGAACTTGAACGTAAGTTGAAGTTGATTGAACTTATCCTCACGATGGCCTATGACGCCAAGTGTAATTACAATGACGTTTTCTCACAGGTTCGCACCTGGGATTGCCTTCTCTATAATCACCTGTATGATAAGAACATTCACATTCCTCAGAAGAGAGACCAACAGGGCCGCGGCATTGAAGGTGCGTATGTTCAAGAACCTAAGCCCGGTAAGTATGACTGGGTAGTTTCTTTCGATGCTACCTCTCTGTATCCGTCAATCATTATGCAGTATAACATGTCGCCTGAGACCATGGTAAATGGTTATGTCAAAGACACCACCGTGCGCGGCCTTCTTGATAAGACCTTTGACCTTGATGACCTAAAAGACAATGATTATTGCATGACTTCAAATGGGTATTGCTATAATCGCACTAAGCAAGGTCTGTTTCCAGAAATCGTAGAGAAGTTCTTTGATGACCGTCAACGCTACAAGAAGTTAATGATTGCCGCGCAGAAAGAATATGAACTTACTAAAGACGAAAAACTAAAGAACAACATTTCGAAGTATAACAACTTTCAAATGGCAAGAAAGATTCAGTTGAACTCTCTCTTCGGTGCCATGGGTAATGAATACTTCCGTTATTATGATGCCCGAGTGGCTGAAGGCATCACTATGACTGGTCAGTATATTATTCAGGAAGTAGGTAAGGCACTTGACGCATATCTCAACAAGGTCGTAGGAACAAATGGACACAACTACTCTTTCTACAGTGATACTGATTCTTGTTATATTTCCCTGGAGCCTCTTGTTAGTAAGTTTTATCCTGATATGGACCGCGACAAACTCATTGGCGTTCTCGATAAAATCTGCGAAGAGAAAATCACAGAGGCGATCAACAAGAGTTGCGATGGACTTGCGGACTACACGAATGCATTTCAGAAGAAAATTATATTCAAACGCGAGGCAATCGCGGAACGTGGCATCTGGGTTGCAAAAAAGAGGTACGCACTTAATGTCTATGACAACGAAGGCGTCCGTTACGATGAGCCAAAACTCAAAGTCATGGGTCTCGAAATCGTCCGCTCGTCTACGCCTGCGCCCGTCCGCAAGAGCCTCAAAGAAGCCGTCAGACTCTGCCTGACCTCCGACGAAGCAACTCTACAGAAGTTCATTGAAGAAACCCGCGAAGCCTTCTACAAGATGACACCTGAAGAGATTGCATTCCCACGAGGTGTAAATGGGTTGTCTAAGTATACATCTACGGCTGATATTTATGGCAAGGGAACACCGATGCATGTTCGCGGTGCCCTGATGTATAACCATATGATCAAGAAAGCCAACCTTGACAAGAAGTATGAATTAATACAAGAGGGTGAAAAGATTAAGTTCCTTTATCTCAAAGAGCCTAATACAATGCATGAAAATTGTATTGCTTTTCTCGGAATAATGCCAAAAGAACTTGACATTCACCGATATATAGATTATAAGATGATGTTCCAGAAAGCATTTCTTGACCCACTTAACATGATTGTAGACGGTCTAGGCTGGTCTACTGAACCTAAAGCAACATTGGAGGACCTATTCGCATGAACGCACTACTTGACAAACTGAAAAAGAATACTACTATCAAAGAAACGAATGTATTATCAGAAAGTAAACTCTTTAGTACCAAAGATTTAATTCAGACTTCTGTTCCTGCACTAAATGTGGCTCTCTCTGGTAAACTAGATGGTGGTCTGACACCAGGGCTAACCATCTTTGCTGGCCCATCTAAACACTTTAAGACTGCATTCGCCATGATGTTGGTTAAGAGTTTCTTGGACAAGTATGATGATGGTATTGTTTTGTTTTACGACTCCGAGTTTGGTGCTCCTCAGTCATACTTTGAGAACTTTGGCATTGATACAGGTAAGGTTGTTCATACTCCCATCACTGACATTGAACAATTGAAACATGATATTATGAAGCAAGTTAATGAACTTGAACGTAAGGACCGTGTCATGATTGTAGTTGACTCTGTGGGTAACCTTGCTTCTAAGAAAGAAGTTGATGATGCCCTAGATGGTAAGTCGGTTGCAGATATGACCCGCGCCAAGCAGATGAAGTCCTTGTTCCGTATGATTACACCACATCTTACCATTAAAGACATTCCTATGGTCGTGGTCAATCACACTTATATGGAAATTGGTATGTTCCCCAAGGCAATCGTCTCTGGTGGTACGGGCATCTACTACTCAGCCGATAATATCTTTATCATTGGTCGCCAGCAAGAGAAGCAAGGCACCGAAGTAGTTGGTTACAACTTTATCATTAACGTCGAGAAGTCTCGTTATGTTCGTGAGAAGTCAAAGATTCCAATCGAAGTAACCTTTCAAGGTGGTATCAGTAAGTGGTCTGGTCTACTTGATATGGCACTAGAAAGCGGCCACGTTATCAAGCCATCGAATGGTTGGTACCAGTTGGCAACAGAAGAAAAGAAGCATCGCCTGAATGATACATACAACAAAGAATTCTGGATGCCAGTTCTGACCGACCCAACATTCAGTGATTGGATTGAAAAGCGATACCGCATGGCAGGCGGACAAATGATGGAGGGTGAAAATGTGGAAATTCTTGACGAAGATGTTTCAGAAGAATACGAAAATCTGTGACGAATGTGGTTGCGGCATCAATCCTAAGAAAGATGCTGCAATCTGTCTTCATGGTTCAGAACATGGCCTAACTTTTGAGAAGTGGGTATGTGAAGATTGTTGTATGAAGATTGCTAATGATTATGAAGAATATTTTGAACTAGAGGATGTGAATGTTGCAGAAGAAAATTGAAACTATTATCCTAAGTAAGTTGATTTCGGATGAGGATTACCTGCGTAAGGTAATCCCATTCATTAAAGATGAATATTTTACAGACAACGCCGAGAAGTTAATCTATCGTTACATCAACGAATTTGTTACCAAATATAATTCTCTTCCTACCATCGATGCCATAAACATTGCTCTACAAAATGACCGCAAGGTAAATGAAAAAGAGTATCAGCACGTTACAGAAACTCTAACCGCACTTGATGATGATGTGGATGCCAATGAGAAGTGGCTTCTAGACCAGACCGAAAAGTTCTGCAAAGACCGAGCGGTGTATAATGCCATTATGCAATCGATTCAAATCATTGATGGCGAAGACAAGGTACATTCGCAAGATGGTATTCCTTCCATTCTCCAAGATGCATTGGCAGTTGGGTTTGATAACAACGTAGGACATGACTACATTGATAACGCCGAAGACCGTTTTGATTTCTATCACCGGGCAGAAACTAAGTTGCCGTTTGACCTCGAGATGTTCAACAAGATTACCAATGGTGGTCTACCAAATAAGACATTGAACATTGCTCTTGCTGGTACTGGTGTTGGTAAGTCTCTGTTCATGTGCCACATGGCTGCTGGTGCATTGGGTCAGAACAAGAACGTTTTGTATATCACCCTTGAAATGGCAGAAGAACGTATCGCAGAACGTATTGACGCCAACTTGATGAACGTTAACATTCAAGAACTCAAAGACCTATCTAAGTCTATGTTTGACCAGCGCATTGCAAAGATTCGTTCGAAGACAGAAGGTCGTTTGATTGTCAAAGAATATCCAACCGCCAGCGCCCATGTAGGCCATTTCAAGGCTCTGTTGAACGAACTCCAGTTGAAGCGGAACTTCAAGCCAGATGTTATCTTCATTGACTATCTGAATATTTGTGCATCTAGTCGCTACAAAGCATCGTCTGGTGCCAATTCTTACACAGTCATTAAGGGTATCGCAGAAGAACTTCGTGGTCTGGCAGTAGAGTTTGATTTGCCAATCGTTTCTGCTACACAGACAACCCGCAGTGGTTATGCCAATTCAGATGTCGAACTGACAGATACTTCAGAATCATTTGGTCTACCAGCTACGGCTGACTTGATGTTTGCCCTTATCGCAACAGAAGAACTTGACAAGATGGGCCAGTTGATGATAAAGCAGTTGAAGAATCGTTACAACGACCCAGGTATGAACAAACGCTTCATGATTGGTATCGACCGTGGTAAGATGAAACTGTATGACTTGGAAGATGATGCTCAGGCTGGTATTATGGACTCTGGGCAAGACGATGTTCCAGTGTTTGAAAATACTACCATTGGTAAGCGAAGAGATTTTTCAAAGTTTGAGTTTTAACTTGACAAACTGTTATAAATGTAGTATACAATAGTTATGCGCCGTTAGCTCATCTGGATAGAGCGCGAGACTTCTAATCTTGAGGCAGCAGGTTCGAGTCCTGCACGGCGCACCAGTTTTTAGGAAATAATATGGACGAATTGAATCTTAAACTTGTAGTATCCTCATTTGTATGGACAAATGTTGGTAGTGCTGACCTTCCATTATGGAAGACAGTTGGTGCAAAAGAATATATCGTCAAGTATTTTACTGGTGAACCCACCTTTGAAATGATTAATGAAGAACTTGATAAAGTTTCCCACATGTTTGAAGGTGGCGATTCATTTGTTCGTGAAACTGTAGCTGGATTTGAAATTTATTTTGCAGAAGCCCCTACAAATTCTGAAACATTCCAAGCCAATCTAAATGGTGCAATCGATTTTCCTCCTATCGATCTTACCGCAGTGGATGTTACCGAAGAATTGAGTGCTATACTGGCATAAAAATACCGCTTGACATTTCCTCAGAATCTGCTACTATATAATAGTAGATGGAAAAGAGAGAGTGTGATTCGAAAGTATTATAAATATAGGGTAATCAATAGAGATGAGACCCTTATGTTATCCTTTACACAATTTATCACTGAGGCGACCCACACTGGTGGTATTGCTCATATAGAGCATCCCTCTGATAGATCATTTGATAGTCAAGACGCTGCACACCACGCATTGGAAACTTTGCGTGGTGTTGCACGTGGGAAAACACCATCTACTCGTAAGATAGATGATAGAATGTCTTTCCATGTAATTCGAACACCTGATGGTAAGATTGGTGTCAAGTATAAGGGTGCTGGTTCTCACTACAACTATTCTGCCGCAGATATTGAAAAGCAACATGGCCATAAACCATATCTTGTTGGTCCTCTGAAAGCACTTCATGCCCACCTGGGTAAAGTAATTCCAAAAAAGCCCGGTGAATACCAGGGCGGATATATGAGCGAACCTTCTGGAAGATCAGAATACACCTCACACATCTCGCATACTCCAAATACGATTGAATATCGTGCGGATGCTGGTAGCGAAGAAGCGAAGAAGCTAAAGAAATCCAAGGTTAGTGTTACTATACATACGGAGCTAAAGGGTCCAGAAAGAACCGCACATCCTATCACGGACATGTCGCACTTTCAATCACATCCTGATGTTCACATGGTACAACATCTTGTATCAGACAAAGAGCGCAAACTTCATTCTACAGTTAAGTCCCAAGCAGAAGAGCATCTGAGTGCGGCAGAAAAGTTGATGAAAAGTCACTCGTATCAGCATCTGCCTGGTCATGAAATACATCTAAGAACTTATATCAATAGAACTGTTACAAGCGGTGAAAAACCTTCAGTCGAAGGATACAGGAAGCATTTAGAAACTTCGCACCAGAAACTGATAGATGCCGTCAAGACTCCGGCTGCTAAAGAGCGCAAGACTGCCACTATGAATACTCATCTATCGCAGGTAGATGCCAGCAAAAAGCACTTTCAAAGATCGTTTCAAATTCACCACCATTTACAACAAGCGACCAATCATCTTGCTAGAGGATTAGATCGTGCCGCCGGTGGTGGGTTCTCGACGCATATTAATGGTGCAGCCGCTGGCGGCGAAGGTTATGTCGCCCATGGTCTGAAGGTTGTTGACCGCGAAGGCTTCTCGAAAGCTAACCGAGAGCGCAGTGCAATTCTAAGAGCAAGCAAGGGCAAATAATGGCTGACGTTCATCATCATATCACACAAGGTAGAATGAACCCAATCACCGTGGGTCATGAAGCTGTTGTAAACCAAGTTCGTAACACGGCTGGTACCCACGGACATACCATCGTTCTTACTGGCACACACGATTCTAAAAAGAATCCTTTGACGCCTGAACAGAAGTTGAAACATGCTAAGAGAGCATTTCCAGGTGCCAATGTTCGTCTTCTAGATAAAGAACATCCCACTCTCCTACACCAAATGTCAAGACTTCATAGTGAAGGTGTTACACACTTACACTTACACGTTGGTTCAGACCGCGCACATGAATTCCATGCTCTCGCGCATAAGTATAATGGCAAAGAAGGTCGTCACGGCCACTACAACTTTAAGAAGATTACCATTCATACCGTTGGTAAAGAACGTTCGGATGCTGACACAGGTGTAGCAGGCGCTTCTGGTACCAAGATGCGCCAACATGCAGCCGCTGGTAACGAAAAAGAATTTCATAAGATGGCACCTAGTGCAATGTCCACAAAGCATAAGAGCGAACTCTATAAAGATGTTCGCCGTGGCATGGGCCTCCATGAAGCCTTGTCCTTCAAAACGTTTCTAGGACTCTAACATGGGCAAATTTCTAACATATATCAAAGATATGATGTCAGAAAATGGTAATCCATCTTCTAAACGTATGGTAGCAGTTGTTGCTACACTACTTATTGCCATTGGCTACATTGCTAATCTATTCTGGGACTTCACCATTGAAGAGTTTATCTTCAACGGTGTAATGTATATTGTTATCGGCACTCTTGGTATTACTGGTGTAGAAAAGTTTGCGCCTAAGAAACCAACAAAGAAGTCAGAAGAAGAATAAGGAATTAAATATGTTTGGTATGATCCCTCTCCCATATAAGTTACTAGCAGGCGCTGCTTTAATACTTGGTGTATTCCTATATGGATATATGAAGGGCTCTGCCTACGCCGAAGCAGAACTACAAAGATTTGCTGCTAAGGCAAGCACACAAGTTGCCGAACTTGAGAAAAAGAATGCTGAAATAAGTAATAATGTAGTTACTGAATATGTTGATAGAACAAACACAATTAGAGAGAAAGAATATGTTTACATTGATACCGCCAAAAACATTGTTCCTAGCCAGTCTGTTATGTCTAACGGCTGGGTGTTCACGCACGACTCTAGTGCCACTGCCAGTGATGCCGACCCCACCCGAGCTTCTGATGCGTCCTCCTCAGGAATTACAGACACTACGGCCCTCGTCGGAATCATCACAAACTACTCCAGATGCCAGCAAAACGCCCAGCAATTGATTGCTCTACAGAAGTGGATTGCAGATAACAAAACTGAGGTTGACCGTATCAACTCCGAGAAATCGAAGAAGTAATTGTTATAAATATAGCAAACGTTTAGCTTCTGGAGATACTTTTAATGGCTAATATTATTGAGAAAGCAAAGGCGCGACTGAAAGAGGCTCGTGGTTCTGATTACACACTGTATCACAAATCATATACCGATGCAATCAATCACGCACTATCACACCACCAAAAGGCTGGTCTTAGTGTAAGTGACGATGATAGATTCCAGCACGTTGGTGTTGGCTCAAAGAAGCCAAGCGAAGGTAATACCACCTCTGTAAGTATGCCAGCCACTCATACTAGTGGCAAGAAGCACATGGTACATGTTCAAGTATTCAACAAGGGCGGCACACACCCATACGAACTCAATACCTATTCCAGTGGCATGGGTCGTCATGTCAAAGAAGCCGCTGATAATTATCCAAGAGAAGGCTTTCCTAAAGAAGGTGAGTATGGCTACCATTCAAATGCTGGTCTAAAGCCACAAGAAAGTGATAGCGACGAAGATATGGACAAAGCATACAAGGCGGCAAACGGCGATGAAGCCAAGAAGCCATTGAATGCACAGACCATCGAAGTCTCAAACAAAGTCGAAGAAGCATATGGCATGTGGAAGGTAGACTTTCCTAAACAACATGCTGGTAAAGCTGTTGCTGCTGGTTCGGTCCATGTTAAGGCTCAGAACACCGCTCATGCACATAAGGTTGCAGCAAAGAGAGTCGGTGTTGACCACACTGTATTCAAATCAAAGGTAACTAAGTCTTCAATTCTTCCAGAAGAGCGCGGCGAAGACTCTAAGGGTCACTACCGTGCCACAGAAGATGGCGCTGGTCTAACTCGTAAGGGTGCCAAGGCCATGGGTATCAAGACGGCTGTTACTACACCTCCTAGTAAGCTGGATCCAAAAGGTGAAGCTGCTGGTCGTCGCAAGTCATTCTGCGCCCGCATGGGTGGCATGAAAGGTCCTATGAAGGATGAGAAGGGTCGTCCAACCCGTAAGGCTATGTCACTACGCCGCTGGAATTGTAACGAAGAAATCGAGCAGATAAACGAGTATGGTATTGACCAAAATGCACACAGCGTTAGTAATGGTTATACGCCGAAAACGCCACCAAAACGTCCGCCGATTGCTAAACCTACGATGCATCCTGCTGCTGAAAAACCAAGAACACCACAGAGCAGTGTCGGGTCTCTCTCGCGAATTCGTGGTGCTATGGCAAAACGTCTAAACAACAGCACTGTCAAAGAAGAACTAGGTAAAGAAGACGAATGGGGTAGCCCAGAACTTCGCAAGAAGTGGGCAGCTATGACACCAGGACAAGAAGGTCTAGCGGCTGATAAGATTCCAGCAATGAATCCATTTTCTGGTGATGCTATCCAAGAACAACAACTCGACGAAATCTCGGCCCTAGGTGCCAAGAAGCGTTCTGAATTTGCTGCCAAACTACGAAAGACACTTGCCGATCCGAAAAAAATCGCAAAGGCTAAGAAAGATATTGCAAAGAAAAAGGCAGTCCAGAGAGCAGAAGAACCTAAGCATCTTGTTATGCAACTTCGTAAAGCCACTTCTATTGGTTCCAAGGTTAAGTTCTATGATGGTGCAGAACACCACGTAGCTCCTAACCATGTAGAGAAGTTCAATGACCGCTATCACTCGTTGAAGTCTTCAATCGAAAAAGAAAGTCTAGTCAAGCGCGCCCACAAATCACATGCTGATTTTATGAGAGCAATCTCAGAAGAGACCATGGGTCAGACAATGGGACCTTGCACTGACAATATCTCACCTGCAAATTATCCTTCGCCGTATCAACTATCACCTCTACCTGGTTTAGATGATATGAGCGCCGACGATACGGTAAATCAATGGACCGAGGGTGACTTGGCTGCAATTGAGGCTGATGTCACTAATGAAATTGAATCTTCTTCATGGCAAGACCTAAGTAAATACTATGATGCCGAAGATGTAGAAGACGAAGATGAGAATGAAGGCGAACTAGATGAAGCCATCACTCCTCAGGGTCGTCTAAAGAAAAGATTTGCTGCAATGCGCAACAAGACTCGCCGCAATCTTGCAAAGAATATGGCGCTAAAGCGTATTGCTACACCTGATAGAATTAAATCTCGTTCAATTCGCGCCGCTCGTAGAATGGTTTACAAGCGCATTCTTCGTAACCGCGACCCATCTTCTGTATCAGCCTCTGAAAAGGCACGTATCGAAGCACAAGTAAAGCGCATGGCACCAATGGTATCAAGACTTTCAATCCGCCTACAACAAAGCGAAAGAAAGCGTGACCAGAGCCGCGTGACCAACGCAAGAACGAAGAAGAAATAATATGGATGAGTTGAATACTTCCCTTAAAATTGTTCTGGCAAATACATATGCAATGTATTTTAAGGCGCATGGCTTTCACTGGAATGTAGAAGGTAAAGACTTCTCCCAGCTGCACGATTTCTTTTCTGACATCTACGAAGAACTGTTTGCGGCTATAGACACCGTGGCGGAACAAATTAGAGCTTTGGATGAATATGCGCCATATAATATGACAGAACTTGCTTCTATTACTACTATCAAAGAATCTAATATCTATGGTGTAGATGTATCTGGTATGTTATCTGACCTTAATGACGCAAATGCCTCTGTGATTGAAGCACTTAATTCGGCTCATAAATTGGCAGACGCGGAAAATAATAGAGGCTTATTGAACTTACTCGAAGAGAGATTAGATGTTCATGCAAAACACGGTTGGATGATCCGTGCATCCTCTAAGTGATAAATATAGAGGATAAGGAGATACTAATGTCACTCGAACAAACAATTAAAGACACTGTAATGGCAGAGTCAGTAGATTTGGATATGCGTTTGCAGCAACTAGTCCGTGCTGGACTAATGCCATCGAATACTATTCCTCTATTGCGCAAAGCTATTACTAAGATACAAGGTGGTTATCCACTTCAAGGCGCCGAGCGCGACATCATGGCAAACTTCTTAAATTCCATGATGTTCATCGTTCTGGGTGATGATTCTATCTTTAATAAGGCCAGAGTTGGTGCTAAATCGTATGCAACCGAAGCTAAAGAGAAGCAAGAGTATGACTATGAAGGTGACATGGCTATGTCCCAACTAAAGTCAATCATTGCTAACTCGCAACGTATGCATGATTCGATGAGCGAAGATACAAATCTTCCTGAGTGGGTTCAATCAAAGATTACCCTAGCAGAAGACTATATCTCAACCGCAGCGAACTATCTCCAAAGCGAAATGAATGAAGAAAAAATGCCGTTTGAAGGTCCATATAAAAAAGCCGGAGAGCGCAAAGACGAATACGGCAATAAGGTAAAGAACGTTGCCAAACATCTTGCTAAGAAGGCAATGAATACCCAGAAGAATGAAGAAGCCGAGCCAGTCGAAGAGAAGCGCGGCCTCTGGGATAACATTCATGCAAAGCGTAAGCGCATTAAATCAGGATCTGGTGAACGTATGCGCAAGCCTGGTTCAGAAGGTGCACCTAGCGCCGCCGATTTGAAAAACTCTCGCACTGAGGAAGTCGATCTGGAAGAAGCAACATATTTCGTTCACACAGCCAATAACGCACATCATGTGAACAAAAAAATTCCTACTGGGAAAAAAGATGCGATGGGTCAGGCATTGATGACATCAAAGGTGGTCAAGTCGTTTCCTTATGGAGACACCCAATCAAAGCAAACATCTCCTGACCAGCACAAGGCTGCACATGCTCATGCTAAAAAAATGAATGCTGGTGTGAAAGAAGAAGTCGAAACAATCGATGAACTTTCAAAGGGTAAACTTCAATCTTATATGGATAAGGCAAAGACTAAACCGGGTGAAGTCGTTGCAAATGTTAATGACCTGGATAGTATGAGAAAGTATGGAAACCGTTTAAATAGTCGTATCCGTGCTGGCCGTAAAATTCTTGCAAAGGAATCTCGCCGCGGCGAAGCACTGGCTGATATCGCTGCCTTCACACAGATGAATGAATCTTATAAGACCACATTTGACGCAGCACTTACACAGTATGGTATCAAGTCTCCCTCGGAACTTGATGAAGAAAAACGCAAACAATTTTTTAACTTTGTAGATCAAGAATATAAAAAGGGAGACAACTAATGTCCGCATGGGGTAAAGCAGATAGTAAATCAGTGTCGGGTACAGTAACTCTTACTGCACCTGCTATCACATTCAATGGCGCCACAGGTCATGCTGCCGGCGTTTATAATTCGTCAGGCCATCCATTTCAACTAGGCGATCCTGTTGCATATGCAAACGGTGGAGGAACTTCTGTTGTAGGTCTGACATCTGGCAGCACATACTACGTAACTAATGTTACTACAGATACTTTCATGGTTGCTGCTACTGAAGCACAGGCACTACATAATAATCCAACAGTAATCGCCTCGACAGATGGTTCAGGTGCTTCACACACTTTCACACTAAGTCTAGATTACGGTCGCGGAACTCTAACAGGTACAGACACCTTGTTCGTGACGGATCTTCTTCTTGTTAATGATATCGTTCGTGTTGGTACTCAGGAAATGATTGTAATCGCCGTTGCTAGTGAAACAGTGGCGACTGTTATCAATGCAAATCCAGGAACAACTCTGACTACATTCTCTGGTCAAACATATAGAGCCCACGAAAAACCAACTTTCGTTGCCTCTGTTGGATCAACTGACTTTGAATCGACACAAGTTTTTGGTGTAAGAAGCAGCGAAATTCATGGCGACCAATCGGGTGGTTACATTTCAGCGGTTGCTCTAATCCAAGGTGGTACACGTTACCTTGAAACCCCTGCTGTTGGTTTCTCAGGTGGTGGTGGTGCTGATGCTGAGGCAACAGCGACCATCTCTGGTGGCGTAGTTACTGCAATCACTGTAACAGACAATGGTTCTTCATATGAAACTGCTCCTACTGTAAATCTTTCAGTTCCACGCAGAACTGTGCCTACATCTGCTGTTACTATTGCTGAAGAGAAGTTTACTTATGCTACTCACGGTTTAGTTTCTGGTGAAGAAATTAAGTATTATCATAATGGTGGTACTGCTGTTACTGGTTTAGTAAACGGAACTTCATACTTTGTTTCTGCTCTAGGGTTTACAACTGGTCTGTTCCGTTTGGCTGCTTCTGCCTCTGCTGCTGCTGGTCGTACCGCACTTGCTGGTGTTGCTATCTCTGGAACTGGCGGTCAGTTTACTTGCACCGCAACTACTCTAGCAGCTGGTGATCGTATTCGTATTACTGGTACACTAGGTGGAACTGGTACTATTTCTGGATATGCGACGGGCAGCATCTATAC